TCCGATCAAAGGCGACGTGGCTGCCATCGGGACAAACCATCTCAAGCTCATGGGGGACGCGCCGGCATTCCGCCTCGGCTTCCGCACGGGTATACTTTCCGGCGGTGATGCGGTCGGTCGTATAGCCGGAATATTGTGAGCGGTAATAAGCCTGGTGGTCACGAGCCCAGATCAGGAATGTTTGCTCGCTGCCGAATAGAATGTGCTTGAGTACCTGAGCCCGCTGGAAGTCCATGCGCGCGACGGCGACAGACAATTCCTTTTCGATGCGACTTCGGCGAGCGCGCTCATTCTGTTTGGTGCGGAGATCGGTGGGCCGCTTGGCATAGAGCGAATGGCTGCCTTCGTTGTGCAGCTTTCCGCCAGCGATAACCCACCACATATTGTTGATGTTGTAGTAGGCAGCGCCGCGGATGATTCGGCCCTTATTGTCGGCGAACCACACGGTCTGGCCGTGCTCCAGGAGAGTGCCGTCCTTGGATCCCCGATTGTAGTCGTAGTTCCAGTGCGGTCGGCCTAGAGCCTTGTCCGTGTGCCAACTTTCGGCATAATTCTTTTCGATGCGCTGCATCGCAGGCATGTCGCGTTCAGCCGATCGCGACACCTTGATCGGCGCCAGCGTTTCAAGCCATCGGGCGATACGCTTAAACTCCAACTCGACGCGGAGCCGGTCGATGTGGCTCATGCGGAGTATCTTGTCGAAGTCGTAGCGCCTTCCGTTGCGATTGCTCTGGGGCGCCGCGGTCGACCAGAATTCAATTTTCACCACGCGACCAGCGATTTCGATTGCGCAACGAAGCGTCCCGCGCGCACCCAAGCGATGGCTTGGACTTATGCAGCGATGGTGTCGGCGTACTCGCGGGTCGTGCTTCACGGACCATCCTCGAGCGCGCATGTTGCGGATTAGCGCCGCGTACACGTCAGATCGGAACGAAGCGTCTCGGGCATCGTCCTGCCAAATGCCGATGCCGGCGTCGTGAATTCGGATTTCGAGAGGGGCACGGTCAGCCATCACGCCACCTCGTAATTTGCAACAAGATCAGCAATCGCCTCTAGCTGCGTAGCGCCTCGCCCGATTGGCGATGCGTCTTCGCCGAGTTCATCGAACCATGCAGACCAGTCTTTCGATCGGTCTTCAATTGGCGGGTGATCGTGTGAGGTGATGATGTGCATCAGGCAGCCTCAGCCTCTTTCGCGAAAGCGAAAGCAATCAGGCCACGAACGCAATCCTCGCTATCGACTTGTTGATTGAGTCCTTCGCGGATTTCGCGCGTCCGCTTCTGCATGTCGGGAAGGACTTCGTCGCGCAGCAGCTTGCCGAATTGTTCGCGGGCGGGAGCGGGAAGCTTTCTCGCTACCTCTCGGAGCCGATCGCGATCGAACAGCGATACCCCACGGCCATTTGCGTCACGGAGTTCAAAGTCCACGCTCCACTTGAACGTCAGACCCTGGACGTTGGCGATGATGTAGCAACCGGTCGGACCGTTGAAGCGATACGAGCCGCTGGCCTCAACGTCGCTCGCGACCATCCAAGGAACATTTTCGTCCCGCAGATAAACGGTCGTTTGCCCGAGTGCGATCAGATGCTTCGACTTGTCCAGCGCCTGCTCGTAAGTCAAATCCCACATCGGCCATCTCCCATTTCGCGCGCCCCGTCCAGCTAATGGGGAGGGGGCGATCTGATGGGAGGACTGTAACCGCAGCGGTCACTTTAGGTCAATAGCGAAGTGGCCGATGCGGTCACTTTATTTTAAGGCGCAGAAAAACCCGCCCTTTCTGGCTGGTCCGGCGATTCGTGCCCAGGAGTAATACTACTTGCCGCCCATAATCCCTCGGACGGCCCAAACGGCGGCCTGTCGCTTCTCGGGGGTAGCGCCCTCCGCAATGGCGTCCAGGCTCACTACCGCGTCGTCGCCTGGCTTGGGAGTGGGCCAGAATAGCTGACTTATCTTGACTCCGATCACGTCGGCCAGGATCGCCAGCTCCGGAATGCTGATCCGGAACGTCTCGCGCTCAAGGCGATAATAGGACTTTTCGTCGATCCCAAGGGCCTCGGCGCATGGCGGCGCCTTGACGCCCATGAATTTGCGCCATTCCCGGAGGTAGACGGTCTGCGGTTTGGATCGGGTAACCATGGTGGTTACCTTATCCCATCTGCTGTGAAATAAAGTGGCCGACACGGTCACTTTGCTCTTGACGGGCTGTGACCGGAGCGGTTACCAATCGCTCCATGAACGCCGTACATCCCCTTCGCGCCTACCGGCAAAGCCAGACGCCGCCGCTCACCAAAGCAGAGCTCGCGCGGAAGCTCGGCGTTTCCAAGACGACCATCGCCCGCTGGGAAAAGGGCATCCGGAAAATTGAGCCCGAATTGCTCATTGGAATCGCCGAAGAAACCGGCATTCCGGCGAAAGACCTTCGACCCGATCTCGTTGAGCACCACGAAAAGATTTTCGGGGAGGCTGCTCAATGATGGAGAATTCGGTTCTCGGTCTCCTTTCGTCTGAAAGCTTCCTGTGCCGCTTCCGTTACGCAGCGCGCGGCAACGATCAGGCTCATCGCCGGAATAATCACGGTGCATTGAGGGATCAGGAATCCGCCGCGCTCCACGCAGTTGTAAATCCTGACACAATCGCCGCCGACGCCCTCGGTCCTTCCCACTTCGGTCATAAAAAATTCCGGTATGCCCGGAATATCGATCATCTTCGTAGCGCCCATGTGATCTCTCCCTCGTCGTTGAAGGCGAAGAACCATCGTCGCACAACTGTACGATATCGTACACAAGAATTTTGCGCCGGACGAAATTTTCGATTCCGCGCTGCATCGTGTGCCGTTCCAACACAGGAGCGATCCGCATGATCCTCGCCATCCAAATCCTCTGCGGTTGGTTTGCGCTCTCATTCATAGCGGGGCTGGTTCTGGTTTTGCTCGGTCGCAGGCATGAACAACGGAAGCGCGCCGGGATATTGGCGTTCAAGGGGAGAGCGCTTTGATGTTTCGTGTTGGGCAGCGCGTGGTTTGTATTTCGCAGCCGGTTGGCGGCTATGGAGATGAAATCGATCCAGTCGTCGGCGACATCTACACCGTCCGAGGAATTGAAATCGACAGGCCGTCCGGCGACATCAATCCAATCGGCCTTCTTTTGGGAGAAATAATAAATGCCCCGCGATATTATCGCGATCATGACGAACCCACGGAATGCACGTTTGGGGCTCATCGCTTCCGACCACTGATTGAGCGCAAGACCGACATCAGCTTCGCTCATGAAATCCTCCGCGTCGCATCTGAACGGGTGGATGCATGAACGCGCGCCTCATCAAAAACCTTGTCATCGGCGGCGCGATTGGTCTCGCCATACTGATGATCGCCCCGAGTCTTTCAATGCTGCAGGTGTTTTTCATCGTCGCATCCACTCTAGCCATCAACTCTCTTGGGGAGCAGTTGATATGAACGCTCTCCTCGCAACATTTAATCCATGGGTTTCAGACTCCGTGATCACTGGTGACACGGACACGGCTATCGCATCGACGACTTCAGCCCCCGTCGTTTTCGATGCGGTAGCCGGAATCATTTTCAATTCCGCAGGCGTCAAACCCTCGCTTGCGGAACCGGTTGCGGTATCGCCGACGCCCCTCGATGTGTCCGCAACCGGAGTTAATTCGGAGCTTGCAGGGCCGCCCGCGTTTCCTGTGCGCGCGGCGGGATCGTTCACCCGTTCGCTTGGTACTCGGGGCAAGAAAGACCAAGCATCAATAACGACCGCAGCACTAGGTCCAATCTCCAACCCACTTTGCGAGAGCGGAAGCGAAAACAGCCGAGCATCTGACGTGGACGCGGGCTCGGGTAAGAGCGCACCTAAGAAGGTCGAGACCATCGGAAAGGACTGCAATGCCGATGTTCTAGCAGTGAGGGCGGTCATATACCCGGCGCCACGGGGAGCCTCGCATGGCGCACCAATTCCAGAATCGACGCACTGGCTCCTGCCTATTCCTACGCCAGGCGTCGAAACTTCGGCGGGCGACACAGGCGACCGTGTCGTTTCTTCGCCCGCCGTTTTTTCCGGTGAGTACATTCCGGAACCATTCTCGGCATACGCAACGCGCCGCAGTCTTCTCAAGGTGTCACCTCCGCGCCCGGTAGTTGAGCGCAACGTCGATGAGTGCGTTAATCTAGACGCGCTCGAATATGAAATCCTCCACGGTCATCCGCGCGATCTTGACGATCCGCTACCTCGATTCCTGCGCGGACCTCTGCCTCCCGCTTTCGAGCGAGCGCCTACGCGCTCCATCATCGAATCCCTACTCAAGGTAGCGGGAGTGCGCGCATGACCCCGCTGAACGCTGCATATGCCATGATCGCCTCATGGGTTGCTGGTGCGATCATCATCGAAATTCGTGCGCTCTACCATGCGCATAGAGGTGCGGTTGCCCTGAACCTCGCCAATAATACCGAGCGCAGCGAGCACGGCGCCGATCGATCCAATAACGATAATCGCAATCAAAATGCGGTCCATGTTTTCTCCTTAAGGCGTTCAGTTTCAGAGTCCCTGCGAGGGGACGTGACGGCAGTGGTTTCGCCGCTTCCAGCCCCAAAAGGTGCTGCTGTCGTCACGACAGATTCCGTGAGTGCTGCGTAGTTCATAGTCAAACGGTGCGCCTTGCACCGTCTTCTCGCAATAAAAACACAAAGGGGTTCATAGCGTGAACGACCGTCCTTATCGCAGCTACGATTATCTCGCGCTCAAAGCAGCAACGCGCCGCGCAACTGCGGAGGCTGGAACGCTCGCCGACGTCGCGAAGCGGACGCGTCTCGACGCCAGCCGGTTGAGCAAGTGCGGCAATCCAAACGAGCATGAGTTTTTGCCCATCGACGTTGCGATGGATCTGGACGCGCTCGCGGGCGACGACCGTATCCTGCGCGCATGGGCAGAACTACGCGGCTACGACCTGCACCGGCACGAAATCAACAACGTAGCCGTCGAAGGAATGGCGCGTCACATCGGCGCCGTGGGCAAGGAAAGCGGCGAGTTGATTTCTGAAATGTGCGAGGCGGTCGCGGACGGAAAGGTAACCCCGGCCGAAGCGCTGCGCATCGAGGAAGCCGCAGAAGACGTGCGCGACAACATCGTTAGACTTCAGGGTGATTGCCGGCGCATCCGCGCGTCAAGTCAAGACTAAAAACCAAAAGTAAAAAGTAAGCGTACCTCGGAATTACCCGCGAGACAGTATTCGCGGTGGGGAAAATCCAAAACATCAAAGGTGGACCATGCAGGCAATTTCAGCCGTCTACGATCCGCATTCAAAATATACACCGTCAGAAAAATTAGCCGCATTGGCGCACCAAACGCGCCGCGCTCGCATAGCTGCAAACGGACGCCCGGATGTGCCGCGAGCGCCAGTCGGTTTCAGCATTCCTAATACGCCGTATGGCGTGCCGAAGATTCAACCGCTTCAGCCAGTCGTAAAACGAGAGCGGCCCCCAGTTTATCGAATGTGGTTCGAGGATCTTACTGCGGAAGCTGAACGGCTGATGAGGCCAAGTCGTCCGTTGCGCATCGAAGACATACAGTACGTCTGCGCATCGCAGTACGGATGTACCCGACTCGATATCATTTCGCCATGCCGCAAAAAGGAAATCGTCAAGCCGCGCCAGGTGGCGATGTATCTCGCGAAGAAGCTGACGCTGAGATCGCTTCCTGAAATCGGCCGGAGGTTCGGAAACCGCGATCATACCACTGGACTCCACGCGATCAGAAAAATGGAGCGACTTATTGCTCGCGACATGATCCTAGCCGCAGAGATCGCAGATATCGAAGCTGCGATTGCAGTCAGGATCGCGTAGATGCCGCCCAACCTAGAATATTGGAACGAAGATCGAATTGCCCAACTCAAGGAGTGCTGGGCGCGCGGTCTTTCATCGGGACAGATCGGCAAGGAATGGGGCGTCAGCCGCAACAAGATTTGCGGGAAGGTGGCGAGGCTAGGACTCGAACCGCGAGCTCCACGAATGAACGATGCACAAAAACAACAGCGCAAGTTGGATCGCATGAACAAGATCAACGAGAAAAAGCGGTTGCGTCGCGCGGAGCATGGCTCAAGCAAGCCGCCGACTCCGATTGTGGCGATAGCGCCGTTCATGGGATCGCTGGAGATTCCGTTTGCGGACCTACGTCCATTCAGCAACTCACACTCAAACGAGTGTCGGCATATCGCAGGAGAGCCGCCAGGGCCTGACTATCTGGCTTGCGGGAATCCGACGCCGAACGGAACTGCTTACTGCGTACACCACGCAGGAGCACTTTATTATCGAGGTCTTTCATTATCCGACATCGAGCGAGAGCGACGCGCGCTCAATCAGAAAAAACGTTTCGCAACGCAAGCCATCAAGCTTGGCGATACGAGCTACTACACGGAGTCGTCAGCATAATGGCTTACCGAAAACGCGCCGATGCGTGGACAGAGTCCGACACGATCAAGGCATCCAAGCTAATGCTGGATGGCGCCGATGACGCAACTTTCGTTCGTGAAGTCGGACGCACAAGAGCGGCTGCGCAGGCACGGCTTCGCTACGTCAACGATCCGGACCTGTACAAATCAACGCGCAAGCGTCTCGGCAGGAAGTCGCTCGGCCTCGGAAACACGGTCGGCAACCTCTATGTGCCGAATGAAGTTCGCGAGGAAGCCGAACGTCGTCGCAATGAGGAGCGATCGATAACGGCGACATTCTTTGGTGACCCCGGTTTTCACCGCAGCGCGCTCGGCAAGAAAATGGCGGAGGCGTCGAACTGATGTTCAGCCCAAACAAAGAACCGCTTCGAATCTCGGACCACGCCGTTCTCCGCTATCTCGAGCGCGCGATGAATCTAAACGTGGACATCGTGCGCGAACATATCGCGTCGATCTGCGCGTCTCCGGCTGCGTTCGGCGCCAACTGCGTTCGCGCGGAAGGACTGCGATTTGAAATTTCAATGAACACCGTAACTACCGTTCGTCCGGACGGCCAAGCGCCAAGCCTGACGTCGCGCAACAAGGCGCAAGACAAAATCAAAGCGGGGATCAGACTGTAATGGATTTGTTCGATTTCATCGAGCACGACCTTGCTCAGCGCGATGCTGGCATGAACAGCGTCGCGACTCACGCCGATGAAAACTGTCCGCGATGGACCGATATGGCGTTCGACTGGATCTGCAAATACGCGGCTGAGCATTCGACGTTTATCAGCGAAGAATGCACCGCCGCTGCGATGGATGCTGGACTACCGGCCCCAACGGACGACCGCGCTTGGGGCCGACCGTTTCGTAAGGCGTCACACGAACTGGTTATCAAAAAGATCGGCTACGGCACCAGCAATAGACGTCATCAATCTCCGACGCCGAAATGGCAATCGATGCACAAGAACTTTTGGAGGGCGGCATGAGCGACCTACTCGAAGATATTGAAGTTGATTATCCGAAAACCGTCACGGTCTGTCATGCCGAGATTTCCAGGCTGACCGGACTTCTGTCCAAATATGATGCCGTCGTGGATCGCAAGGACGCGGAGATCGCGGAACTTGTAGACAAGATCGAAGATCTTGAGGAGAATTATCAGGACGTCGATGTTGCGATAGTAATCAATCGCTTCTTGGATGAGTGCGAACGCGTCGGCCCGTTGCGTTTCGACGTGCCGCAGTCCGACCGAGCAAACCGCGCCATCGTCGCGCTTCATGATGCCGTGGGGCGTCAGCCATGAAATTCACCGTCAACGCCGGAGAGCTTTCGACTGCGCTACGCGGTCCCTGTGATCGCGCCAAGCCGCACAACACCATTCCGATCCTGAAGCATATCCGGATCGAGGCCGGGGATGCGCAAGTGTCGCTGCTAGGCCACGATCTGGACTCGTCGAGCGAGGCAAGGATCGATGCCGAGATAACTACGCCTGGCGCATGTGCGTTGCCGGCCGAACCGTTGTCGCGACTCGTGAACGGATTGCCGAAGTCCGCATCCGTCGCATTCGATCTTGATGCGATGACTTGCATCATCAAGTCCGGACGCTCGCGCTACAAGCTCCCGACGCTGGACGTGGCGAATATGCCGCCAGCATTGACCGCGACTGGCGTCGTCAAGTTCGCCGTGACGGAAGACGATCTCGAGCAACTGTTCGTGCGACCGCGCAACGCTCTCAATCCCAAGGATCAGCGCCCGATGTGCAACGGCGTTTTCCTGCATGGGGACGCCGGTAAACTATCGTCGGTCGGAACCTCTGGCTTTGTGCTGATGCGCTTCTCGACCGACATCGATAACGGCGACTTCAAGGGCGCCATCATCCCGCGCGTCGCATCGGATGAACTATTGAAATTCGGCGGCGGCGAAATTGAAATATCCGACCGCATCATCTCGATTACCAACGGCCATCGCATTTACGCAGCGAAGATGATCGACGCAATTTTCCCTCCTGACTATCGGCGAATTATCCCCGATCTGGAATTGTCAGCGCCGGTCATCATCTACCGTGAAGGGCTAATGGAAAGTCTATCGCGTCTCCGTTCAGTTGGCGACTTCATCGAGTCAGACCTGATCGACATATCAGTCTCCCCGGACGAAATCTCGATCTCGATTACCGGCGCGGCTGACGGCGCTGAAACCATCGAATGCGAGGCGAGCGAATCCAAACTGGTTTGCGTTCGCTCCACGCAATTGCTCGAGGCGCTAAAGGTGATGCGCGGTGACAAACTGCATCTGCATATCACGGGCCAGTCCGCGCCAATGCGGGTCGTCGATCCATCAGAGCCAACTGCAATCAACGTGTTGATGCCGTGCGCATCTACAACGCGAAGGGCTGAGGCGGCATGAGCGTGGAGACGTTCCTAGATGGTCGGGTGACGATGCTTGTCGGTGACGTGCGGGCAATGCTTAAGACATTGCCGGACAACTACTATGACTGCGTTCCAGTTTCTCCTCCTTATTGGGGCCTTCGATCATATCTGCCTGACGGTCACGAAGATAAGCACTTCGAGATCGGCCTTGAGCCCACGCTTGGCGAACATCTTACCGTCATGGTCGAAGTATTCGAAGAGGTTAAGCGCGTCCTCAAGCCGACTGGGACGCTCTGGCTGAATTACGGCGACTGCTATGCCACCTCTCCGAACGGGCGCAGCGCAGCAGATACGAAAAGGGCGGGGCCAATCTACTCAGCCGATCACGAAAACGGCGATCGGCGCGGCCAAAGCGGAAACAAAGGCTCGGAAGGGCAAGCAACCCACACCGGCAGGATTGTGTCAGGTGGTACGCTAAAGCCCAAAGACCTTTGCATGGTCCCCAATCGGCTCGCCATCGCGCTCCAAGAAGCGGGGTGGTGGGTTCGCTCAGAAATCATCTGGGGTAAACCGAACCCCATGCCGAACTCATCTGGGAAGTATCGGCCGAGCACCGCGCACGAAAAGATATTCATGCTCGCGAAGTCAGCGAAGTGTTTCTATGACGCTGAGGCAGTGGCGCTGCCCGTTTCAGCGGCGACGAACGCTCGAGTGTCGCAAGCCGTGGAAAAGCAAATTGGTAGCACTCGCGCCAACGGTGGCGGCAAAACGAACGGTAATATGAAGGCTGTTGTCCGCAAGCAGGACGGTCATTCACGCCGTCATGATGGCTTCAACGATAGATGCTTCGGTCGCAAGGTCGCTGAGGCTGGATCAGGCGTTCGCAACAACGTCAGCATGGATGAATCTCTGGCGATTATGCCGGACACTCGCTATCTGCGAAATTATGAACCTGCGTTTCTGGAAGCGTGGAACATTGGAACGTCGCCGTTTTCAGAGGCGCACTTCGCAACTTTTCCACCTGAATTGGCGGCCCGCTGCATCAAGGCTGGGTGTCCGGAGGGCGGAGAAGTTCTCGATATCTTCGGTGGCGCAGGCACAAGTGCTCTCGTTGCGGCCATGCTCGGCCGTAAGGCGACACTGATCGAACTCAATCCCGAATACGCAACTCTCGCTCGCGCTCGTATTGAAGCAGCCTTCATGGGTAAGGAAGAAGGCGCACGTCACATGGGCAAGCAACTCGGGAAGGACAGGGCACCGTTCGAAGCAGGATCGCTGTTTGCGTCAGCAGGTGGGGACTCATAATGAGCAGCGATCTTGTTTCGATTCTCGGAGACTTTGCGCAGTTCATCCGCGATGAACGGAACGCGGCTTACCGCGAGGCCGAAAAGCAGGAATTAAAATATATCAAGGATTGGATTCGTCGGTGGGGAGTGGAGCCGTCGCCCTCCGACAGCCCCACGGAAGCGCTTGACGACTTCATGAAACAGCTTCGCTTAATGGGGCGCATGACATGACGCGCGTTCCGCTCCCAAACCGCCGTACCCACGAGACCATCCAATTCGAGTTTTGGGGTCAGCGCTACGTCGTGGGACTTGGACGCGCCAGGCCAAGCGGTCCTATAGCCGAAATTTTCCTTAACTGCTCGAAGTCCGGGACTCAGGCAGAAACTTTAGCGAGAGATTCCGCGGTGCTTCTCAGTCTCGCTCTTCAGCACGGCGTTGAACTATCAGAAATCAGCCACGCCATTACGAGAAATGCAGATGGGTCTCCATCGGGACCCATAGGCGCCCTTATCGATCGAATGGGGGAGCCGGAATGACTCTCGTTCGCGTTGTCGCTCCGCATTTCGTGGCCGGTTTCGAGACTGACGGCATCGTTCGCCGCGCGGCTCCGATCATCAAATACTTGGTCGGTAAAACCGACGATCAGGCCCGCGCTTACATCAAGTCTAAAGGGTGGGTGGCCAGCATATGCGCGACCCCACCAGGAGAGACGGCGTGACAGAAATCGCAGATCGCCACACCATTCCACCCCACGCCATGCGCCGCGTGGTCGTCGAGAGCCCGTTTTCAGGGGATGTGGAATCAAATCTATCCTACGTCCGCGCCTGCATGCGGGACTGCCTGCTGCGCGGGGAGGCCCCGTTCGCCAGCCACGCCCTATACACCCAGCCCGGAATTCTTGACGACGAAGTCGAGGTAGAGCGGATCCACGGCATCAACGCCGGTCACGCATGGATGCACGGAGCTCAGGCGGTCGTCGTGTACATCGACCGCGGCGTTTCTCGAGGAATGGAACAGGGGATCAACAGCGCGAAGATAAACGGAGTTCCGGTGGAGTACCGGACGCTGGAACCGCAGGAGACAAACGACGCGTTCCAGTCACGCGGAACAAACGACGCGTTTTTAGGTGACGCATGACTATCAAAACCTACATGGCGGCGAGACGAACCGGGACGCGCGCTGGCGCCGGCCCCAACTCGCGTCGTATCAGCGTCACGCTGCCAGAAGAAACGTTTCTGACCTTGCGCAAGCGCGCTGACATGAACCATCGCGGGCTGTCGGGTGAAGCGGCCAGGATCATTGACGACTATTTGGTTTTAACCGCCGCGACCGAGCGCGAGTGCGAGCAGTCCGCCGAATACAATGCGGCAATTGCCAGAGGTGGCGCATGACCAAGCCCATCGACTCTAACTCCCGAGACATCAAGGCCGTCATAGCCGCCGGAATTGCAGACCTATGTGACCCAGGAGAACGCGTAGAGGCCGTCGCAGGGACGTTACGCGTCGATCCGGTCGAGGCACGGATGCTGATCTCACGGGGGCGGCGCTTGGCACGGGAGAGGGCGTCTGAGGCTTTGGCCAATCAGATGAGTTCGCGCCCATGAGCTACGGCCAGCACATCGTCCGAAAAGAATCCCGCGATGACGAAGCGCTATTCGCATACGGGCTATCGCTGAAATTGGGATCTCAAGCGGAAGCTACAGAGTATCTGGTCTCGATATATCGATGCGGGAGAACGGCTGCATGGCGGTTGATTAAACGCGGAGAGGCTTTGGCGGCTGGGTCGGTGAAGGAAGGCCGCCATGAAATTTGAGCCCCTAACTCTTATTAAAATCCTTCGGCGCGTTCCGCACACCAGCGCGTTTGACCGGCACTTAACCGACTGCGCTGCGCTGGCCGTACTTTATTCGCCATTTGGTGGAGCAGAAGCTCTGACCGTTCGACACGTTCTGCAACTTGATCCACTGCCGCCGTTCTACCCGGAAGCAAAACATCCGCCCGAGCTACAAATCATTCCCAATGAAACGCGACACTGAGAATTACCATGACCTCTCGCAGAGACTTCATTGGACTACTTGCAGCAGCACCGTTCGTTGCGCCTGTGGTGGCGAAGGAGATGGCTGAGGCCGCAATGACTCCGAACGCAGTCAGAAGCGTTGCGGGGTTCAGTCCAATTTTTGTTGGAGAGGGCGCGATGATCGGCTCTCGGATTATTGAAGGGCCGTTTATCTCTTCAAGCGAACGATACTCAAGCGAACTGATCGCGTGGCCCAATCGAAATCGTGAGTGGCGTTGGGTCTACGTGGACAACGATCATGATTACGACTTCGGAGATGACACACCGAACCGTCTCCACGGTGTAACCATCAACAGTGATGGGGATGCGATCTGATGCGTAAGATCGAAACAGAGTATTTTTGCGATAACTGCGGAGCGAGCGTCAGCAAAACGCCTATGGGCAGCATGTACGGTCCGATCTGCATGCAAGTGACGGCGCCAGCACATTCACTCGTAATAGCCAATGTCGACTTCTGTGGGACCAACTGCGCGTCGCTGTGGATCGAAAATAAAATGCCAGAGATACTGTCATGACCTCCACCCGCCACAAGTGGGGCGAGCCTTCGCGCGTACCAAACGCGATCGCATTGCCGCGCAAGACAGAACGTCAGTGCATCAAGTGTCGTCTCGTTAAGGTAACATGGCATGAGATCGAGGGAACGCGAGAAACATACCGGACGGAGTTCTGGCGAGAGTTGGAACGGGTTGAGAGCGAGAAAACGCCGGTGTGCGCCGACAGTGAAGCTCTAGGGACATAGCGATGGTCTGGCAGGTTTATCTCATTTGTTTTTATGGACGTGATGCTGAGCCGTTAGGCCCAGTCAAGATCGGCTTTACGGGAAACCTAGTGAAACGAGAGAAGGCCATTCAAACTACGTCTCCAAAGAGAGTCATAACCTTAGCTGAGTTTCGAGTTCCGGAAAGATGGATAGCAAGGACATGGGAATCTGTTCTGCACAAGCATTTTTCGGAAAAGCGCATGGCTGGCGAATGGTTCGACCTAGATCCGCTTTATGCCATGACCGAATCTTGCCGCGTACTAAGACTCCACCTTGAGGCGCAGGCTCCGCGGCCAATACCACAACCAAAGTTTGATGAGATAGTACAGGCCACAATGATCCCAGAATATGAGCGTGTAGGCCGCGTCCTCAAGGCGTGGCGTCATTACTATGCCGAAAATTCCAACGTCCAGGCGATAGCCTAAAGGGGTATATGCCACGCATCCGGACCATCAAGCCAGAGTTGCCACAGTCCGAATCCATCGGACGGTTGTCGCGCGACGCGCGCCTGCTTTTCATCCAACTTTTCACGGTTGTTGATGATGCTGGGAGGGCTCGCGCAGCCTCGAGATTGCTCGCGAGCCTTCTATACCCCTACGACGATGACGCTCCCAGCCTCATCGACCACTGGATGACCGAACTCGAGCGCCACCGGCAGATCAGACGCTATGAGGTTAACGGGTCGCAATACCTAGAGATCGTTAAGTGGTTGGAACATCAAAAGATTGACCGCCCATCAGCATCTCGATTGCCTGAATATCGCGAGAGATCGGAACCATCTCGCGAGGATTCGCGAGACTTCGATGCTGACCTTGGACCTTCTACCTGTACCTTGGATCAAGGACCACATACCGCGGCTGGCGCTGACGCGCCGCCGGATGTGCGTGATTATTTCGAGGAGTTTTGGAAGGAATATCCACAAAGGGATGGAGACAACCCGAAGCAGCCGGCGAAGATGCGGTTTGATCAGTTGGTAAAAACCGGCGTGGATCCTTTGTTGATCATCGCTGGCGCAAGGCAGTACGCCGCCAAGGCTCGCGAGAAGGGCCATGAGCGCACGCAGTACATCGCCCACGCGCTGAAATGGCTCAGCGAGAAGCGCTGGAGCGACATCGCTGCGGTTTCTTATTTGGTCTCTGAGCGCGCCGCGGCGCCGGAGGTCGACCGCAGCTCCTGGCCGATCGTGGTCGAGGGAACGCAGGAGCATACCTGTTGGAACATCATTCGGCGCGAGCAGAAGCTTAGCCCACTGTTCCTGTGTAAGCAGATCGCCGCCGACGGTACGATTTACGAAAAAGCGGCTCGTTGTGAGACGTTGTTTCCAAAAGAGTTCAACGACTTCGGTGAACGTATCGATCCAAGCGAATCGGAGCACGCGGCATAAGCAGCGCGACCGCGATCTATCTTCGGAAGGTGTTGCACGCTGTTAGCCTGCGAGATCGTCGCCGTGCTTACAGCCTAAAACGCCTAATCGAGAGCCAAATGAGTTTGTGTATCCGCGATGGTGTCAACGATGATTTTCAGCGTGGCTATGTCTGCGCGCTGTATTGGACGTGGGAATCTGCTGGCTATTCTGAGACAGCAGCAACGATAGCCGCGAGGGCTTTGGTTGAAGGTGGAATAATTGCATTGGAGGATATTGTATGACTGACAAAACTTTATCGGTCGCAGAACTAATCGAGTCACTGAAAAAATTCCCGCCCGATGCTGCCGTGTGGTGCGTTGATGGTTTGCACTACGGGCCAGTGCTCGACCCTCCCGTGAGAAGCAATGGATACAACAGTCACAGCGCCCCGCGCGGAGCGATCTGCCTTCATTCGATGTGGCTTGCCCCAGACGAATACGACGCGAAGATCTGGATCGATCACAAGGGCAAGCGCCGGGTAATCAAACCGTACCAAAGTGAGGAAACAGCAGCATGAAACGCGCACACAAAATGGACCGCAAACTCCTCTCCAGCGAAAAGCATGAAATCAAATACCTCGCGACCAAACTACGCGTGCCACAGAAGATGGTTCGTTTGGCTCATGCCAAGGTCGGTCGCAGTCGAATGAAAGTCACGGCCTTCATAGTGGGTTACTACAACGGCGTTTTGGATCATTCAGCGACATGAACAATGATCTCGAATACAAAATCGCGCGCATGGATTTGCGACCGGGAGATATTCTGGTGGTGAAGTCGCAGCACACTCTCTCGTATGAGACGGTAGTTCGCATCCAATCTGATTTCGAACGCGTCGCTCCGGGCCATAAGATCATGGTCGTTGATAAATCATTAGACCTCTCGATTCTCACTGCGGCTGAGATTGAGAAGCGTGCTGCGGGGGAAGTTTTGCCGGCAGAGCCGGTCGACGTTCCTATGCCGCTAGTCAAGCCAACGTTAGGCCCGAGTACCCACGCCAGCAACCAGAGGGAAACATGAATGACTCTGGCGACGGCCCGAAAATTGTGGAGCTTGTCGGCGACCGCGACAAATTCAGGGGCGCAATCGATGCGATGCGGCGCGACCTTTCTAACCACATCGAATACGCGCAGCTACAAGCCAAGCTACGGCGCGCGTCCTATTTGGCGTATGTCGGCGAGGGGTTCACCGAACAGCAAGCTCTAGAACTTTGTAAGTCGTAATCATCCGAGGGAAACATGAAGGCGATACAACATTTAAGCTTCCTTGTGGTTCCTGTCTGGCCTTGGGGTCAGGTTAACGTGAAGCTAGCGCGCAACAGCTTGTTTTCAGAGCGTAACGGATGTGTGCCGACGTTTGTTGTTTTTGGACTTCGATTTACATGGCGAAAGTGGTCGAGGGAAGCATGATCGACAGGCAGGGCGGAAAGATCATCTTCGAATGCGACTGCTGCCCCGAAACATTCGAAGCCGACACTACTGACTTCAGTGAAGCATGGCTTATGGCAAAAGCTGAAGGATGGAGATCAAAGAAGATTGCGGATGAGTGGCTGCATTCGTGTGGAAGTCCGAAGTGTAAGTTGACGTAACCCGAAAGGCATAGAGATGAATGCGAGCGATTTAGAAAAATACCAGAGGATCTTGCGTGAGCGCGGCGATCTGCTCCGCTTTACCTGTGAAGAATTTTCAGCGCGCTATATCGGAATTTATATTCCGACTGACTTCGAGAGGTCGATGGGCCGTCTCGGCGAGAGTTATCACAACGTCTTGCTCAACGATAAATCAACAATTGATGGGATTATGGCACTCGCGCTCCCGACCGCTCGTGCGCGCATCAAGCAAATTGAAGTTGAGTTAACTACTGCGGGCGTCGAGTTTTCGGCAACGTAAAGTAACAACGCGCCAGCGTATCCGGCGCTCAGCATCACAAGTCGGACTATTGAAGGATACGCAGTCGAAAACTTCCTTGATGTTCTGGATGAAACGAAATGAAAGGAACTGAAAGTGAGATGGCTGTTTAGAACCGAGTTCAATGTGATTGAGCTTAGCGCCTCCGCGTCCCAAGGATGGTATAATCGCGGTGAATTATCCAAGGCTGCGTCTGACGGTTGGGCAGTTGTAAATTGCTCCGCTACGGGCCATCAGACCTTGCTTGTGCTGATCCGTCGACGCCGTTGGTTCTGGCAGGATGCGCCATCGTTGGCGAAGGTTGAGCCCATGGCGATGTTTTCTCTACAGACCGGAAGAGACGTAAGAGGCAAGTCTTAGGAACGCAACATGACGCAAGACGAAGCGCGCCAGCGCGCCGACACCATCATGAGTCTCTTCTGGGACAATTTCCTGAAGTCGGAGTCGGCATTTATTATGCGTGATGTGATCGCGATAGCGCTGGAGGATGTCGCCCGCAAGACGCTCAAGGGCGATGAGCCAAAGAGTAAGGATCGGGTGGTTGCCAGAGTTCTCGGAGAATTTCGCGAGTCGTCAGACGGGTTGAATGGTTTTATGAACCGACTTGAAGCGGTTGGTCTCAAGATAGTCGAGAAGTAAAATGACGCCGCTCGCATATCGCGTACTCAAAGACTTGGCTACGCCAGTAAAACAACGGTGGCTCAATGATCAGGCCGACTTACTAAGTCGGCTATCCGATGTACATTGCTTCGATGTCTCTGCTGTTGGCGAGATGATTGATGAGATCAGGCAGATCGCGACAAGAGCAGATGATCATCATACTGTTTTTGACCGAACATCGTTTCTACCCGCTCCACGAACTTGGATCGAGGGCAACGTAGATGGTTTTAACCGAGTTGGTATCCACCTAGAAGAAGCTATTTCTGATGGAGAAAAATGGGCTAGGGCCACGATGGTTTACAGCACCGTTGATCCAGCTTCAGGCCATCAACCCTCCCCATTGTCAGTGCCCCTTGGCGGACTTCGGTTAGGGCAATTCGGACTCGGTCTCGAGCCTACCGATTTTCTTGTGTCCACTGGTTTTTTTGAATCTGCTCCACGTCATGGAATGACGGCTGGGGAAATAAATGAAGGGTGGCGGCATATCACTCACTTTATGCTAACGTGGGCCACGCTCTGCTTGGCAATCATAAACACACCAAAAATAATTGGCCGAGCACATCACTCACCGCATAGGGGACTCCAGCGCCGCCTAGCGACTCAATTTCGAGGTCAGGGCGGCTTCTCATTGCGCGATTGGACTGAAATAAAACTAGAGATAACGCCGACAGTGGATGCCTCTGGTGAAGATCCGGAGGAATCTCATCTCACTGGGCAAAGGGCGCTTCATTTTTGCCGCTCTCATCTAAGATTGAGGTTGGGGAGGCTGGAGATAGTTCGATCTCATTGGCGCGGCGATGCATCATTGGGCATCAGGCAGTCGCGGTACAAGTTAAAAATGCCAGCGGTCGATAGGACGAAAATCGCGATCTACAATCGTTAAGTTTAATTTTGCCCTAGCGTATCATGGGCTTCAGCATCACAAAACTCTTGGAAGTCAGGATACGCAGTGGCGAATTCAAAGCGTAAGCGCGAAACGAACGCGAGACCTAGAACTGAAACTGCGGAAGTGGAATCGCCGTACAGGCTTGAAAAAATGGATCGCGTCGAGCGCGTCACTGACACGCTCACGAGCATGTTCAATCGTAAGCAATTGACGCAGCTACAATTCGCTGCCGGAGATCGTTACAGGATGTCGTGGGAAATGACCTCTGCGTCTTCTGGTGGATCAATGGACTTCGACAGAGTCCGTGGCAGGTCAGGTCCATCAATGGGATTTGCAGATACGTATCTTTCGGCTGCTGACGACGTTCACCAGGTCAAGCTGAAGCTAAACAATCCAAAAACATATGCGATGATTCATCGCGTGTGCGTCGTTGGCCTAACGATCGAACAAGCGGCTCGGCAACTTCACGATCCCAAGTGGGACAGGCGGTGGAAAACTTATCTCAAGGAGGCGACGTTTCGATTCCATACCGGACTTGACGACATGGCAGAGAAGTGGTGGCCGGATTCAAGAACTCAAAGAGATCCCAAGACAGGCGAAGAAATCCGCGCCATGCGCAACATCAGGACTGAGAAGGCAGCAGTTACAAACGCACCACCTCCGGAGCGTGGAGCGTCACGGGTGGCGCATGCGACTCGCGATAAAGTGTATCGAGGCAATAACAACACTACCAACCGAAAGGAAAGAGCATAATGGCCAAGGTTGAAAAGCATTTCGTGACGTTCTACAGCCCAGGAACATTCGTCGCCGAGACAACTGAGAAGCCCATAGATACATGGGATGTAAACAAGGCGATGGAAATGGCTCATGATGTGATTGAGCGATATGGAGCCACGCCCTACGGATTCCAGTTTTCCACAAGGTCGCGTGGCGACGATGATCTGGATAGCAAGCGGTCTGCGGAAAGTCCGTTCTATCACTTGGGAGGAAAGATCGAGTCCTTGGCGGAGGTCGAAGCCAGGAACGATCCCAAAGAGGAAATCCTGCGCAGCAATATGCGCGAAAATGATTACGACAGGGTTGTGATCAACGATAACTCATGGCGGTCGACGCGACCGTTTGCGAAGGACGACGTGATGCTGGACTGGAAGCCGAAAGCAAAGCGCAAAAGCGCATAACCGTTTATCGAGGGCCGCAGAGGAAGGAGAGGGTGTGACATTGGACGATGCACTTGAGAAAGCCGCTCGCGCTGTCTGCGTGAACCTCAACCTTGATCCTGATGAATTCAAGGAGTGGGGACCGTATGTTGGAGGGTCGGCGTGGCGAGCAAATCCAAACAAAGAGCGGTGGCGATGTGTTGTGGACGCTATGGGTTTGAGAGATCTGTTCATAGGTCTCGATGCCATCGGGGTTACGAACTTCGATAAGCAGAACGATGACACTAAATGACACCCTGGCTCCTGATAATCTTCCTCTACGGTACTCGCATCGACATCATCCGAGTCGATACCTACGAGCAATGCATCAACCGATCTTTATTGGTTGCGAGGGACAACAACGTGATCATGGCGTTGTGTGAGCCGGACAAGGGGAGGGATGCGTGATTGATTTAGCACCAACCGAGCGTGGTTTTATGAGGGGGGAATTCAAGGACCGCTATGGCAAGTATTGCAGCATTCAGCAAAGCTCGATTGCGACGGAGGACTGCATCTGGCTTGGCGTCGATAATGAAAGGATGCACCTCACGCAGCAAATGGCCGCAGACCTGATTCCGCTGTTGCAGCATTTCGTCGAGACGGGAGAGTTGGCATGAGCAATTCAGTATCTACTTGGATAAAGCCAGAGGGAGAAACGTGGGCGGGTTGGGCTGGCAGACAAGCGGCTAACGGCACGCTGCTCTATCTGGCATTCAAGATTGCGCAGTGGATGGGGATCGTTGTCGTCGTGACGCAGAAGTGTGGCGGCGGATGACCAAGACAAACGTAAAAACATAATGGGAGAGAGAAATGGGAATGGTGGTTATTATTATTCTCGCCGTCATGGGATTGTTTGTTATCGTTGCCGGCATCAAAACGCATCTCAAATATCGTTTTGGGAAACCGTCTGACTTTGCTGCTGGTATCGCGCGGTCGCTGCGCAGCGACACAGATGCGTGGGCATACGACGGTAATGAGAATTGGCTTATGTGCCAGAAGGCACCGATAGCTATCAGCGTTCAGTCTGGTAACTACGGAGAAGTAACATCTACCCAGAAATCAAACGCTGGAAGTCTCAAGATCACACAATTCAACTCGGCTGACGCTCGGGCGTTCGACCTCGCATATTGGGCATGGCGAGAGCAGACAGCCATGGAGCGCACGATGGTAGTTGAGCGTAGAAAGCGTGACGCGCTTCAAGCTCTGGCGGCGTAATGACCAAACCTCCCCGCCTCAAGACACTCGGCCCCAGACTCAAGCCGATAGACACAAGAACAGTAAGACCTCCGGCAAAGGTGGTGGAGTCGTTCTATAGCTCAGCGGAGTGGAAGACGACGGCGCGAGCGATCCGGGAGCGTGACGGCTATAAATGCGTGAAGTGCGGAAGTCGAGATGGCAGGCTCTATGTGGATCACAGGGTTGAACGAAAGGACGGCGGCCAGGACTACGATCACGATAATCTGGAGACGCTATGCGCTCTATGTCACGGCGCGAAGACCACGGCAGAGCGCGTGAAGCGCGGAGCGTGGGAATACTGAGAAATGTTCCTTACTTACAAATACCGGGTCAAGGATGGCGGCAATTCGATGCGCCGCCGGCTGGCACGTCATGCCCGCCAAGTTAATTTTGTATGGAACTACTGCTGTGGAGTTCAGCGCAAGGCTCAGGACAATTGGCGCTCTGGAAGAAAAAACGCTTGGCCAAGCGCTTTTGACCTCATTCGACTTTGCACTGGTGCTGGGAAGCCGCTCGGTATCGGATCTGACACGATCAATGAAATATGCCATCAATTCGTTCGTTCGCGTAATGCCGCTGGCAAGTCTCCGAAATTTAGATCTAGTGGAGGCGCCCGAAGGTCCCTCGGATGGATTCCATTCGGAGGACAAAGATCCATTAAGGAATCCGACGGAGTAATGAGATGGTACGGCCAAGATTTCCCATTTTGGAAGTCGCGGGATATTGGCGGTAAAATTAAGACCGGCGCGTTAATCCAAGACGCGCGAGGGCGTTGGTATGTCACGTTCCATTGTGAGATAGAGGAGACGTTCCCAACTGGCGGCGGATCAATTGGAATTGACCTGGGGACTAAAAACTCTTGCGACCCTGAGCGACGGAACGATGATTCCATCATTGCAGCACTACCGAAAGTACCAGGGATCATTAGCCGTCGCTCAGCGGGCTCGGAAGAAACATCGCACAAGAGCCATCCACGCAAAGATTGCAAACGCTCGCCGCGACCAAGCTCATAGAGCTACCACCAAGATAGTGCGAGAAAACTCTTTGATCGTTGTCGGAAATGTGAATGCTGCTCAACTTCGGAAAACGAGACTAGCCAAGTCTGTCTCCGATGCCGGTTGGTCAATGTTCCGAACGATGCTCCGCTACAAAGCCAGCAGGCACGGAGCTACGTTTATAGAGGCTGACGAACGATTCACTTCCCAAACCTGTTCCGATTGTGGTGCAATCGGAGGCCCAAAAGGTATCACAGGTCTTGGAGTAAGGCGCTGGGTATGTTGCTGCGGATCGTCGCACGATCGCGACGTGAATGCAGCGAGAAACATTCTCCGCGTCGGGCTGGAATGCCAGCCTCTCGATGGAGGAATCCCAAAATCCGGGATGGCATTAAATTTTTCTTCGCGTTGATTCTGGGGGGCAATATAAGACTGAGGGATTGATATTGAACATCGTCAACAAGGCTCGAAAGTTCGCTGAACGCGCCCATAAGACCCAAGCGCGCAAATATACTGGCGAGCCGTATTTTGTACATCTGGACGAAGTTGCGAAGCTTTGCGCTCGGTACGGCCTGAGCAAGCGGGCGGTAGCTGCGGCCTACCTGCACGATACGATTGAAGATCAACCGGTGACCTACGAGGATTTAGTCAACGAGTTCGGAGCGGACGTTGCCAACATCGTTCGCGAACTTACCGATGAACCTACGGTGAAGGGCGGCCCGTCCCGCAAGGAAAGAAAGCTGGTCGATCTGGATAGACTAGCCAACGCGAGCGCCGAAGCGCAGTCCATCAAATGCGCAGATATGATCAGCAACACATCGTCAATCGTGCGGCATGATGTGCATTTCGCGAGAACATATTTGCCTGAGAAGCGTGCGGCACTGACGGTGATGACTAGGGCCAAGACGTCGTTGCTGGAACTGGCATGGGAACGATTGATCGAGGCCGAAAGAACGATTGCAAATGCGTAACATTGTAACGGTAGCCTTCGGATCGCACCTTTATGGCACGTCGACGCCAGCATCGGACATGGACTACAAGTCCGTGTTCATCCCAAGCGCTCGCGATATCATTCTACAGCAGGTCAAGAGCACGATTGCCAACAAGAGGCCGAAGGGCGTCGGCGAAAAGAACTATGCCGGCGAGGTGGATGAGGAAAGCCACAGCCTGCAAAGGTTCCTGCAACTCGCCGCGGAAGGCCAGACGGTCGCGCTCGACGTTCTGTTTTCGCCGGACTGGGCAATGGTCGAACCAGCGGCGGATGAGTGGCGAGAGATCATGGCGAACCGTAATCGTCTTCTCACCAAGAAGTCAGCGTCGTTCGTAGGTTACGTCAGGACTCAAAGTAACAAGTACGGAATCAAAGGGTCGCGCGTAGCTGCTGCGCGCGGGGCCTTGACGCTTCTCGATGCCGCGATTGAGGAGCATGGCACTACGGCAAAACTGGAATTGATCGCAGAGCAAGTAAGCGCATTCGTCTCGTCGCATGAATTCACCGCGCTGTTGCCAATTGCAAACCCTGGCACGGGCCGGGAAATGATGCATTGGGAAGTGTGCGGACGAAAGATGCCCTACTCGGCATCGATCAAAAATGCGCAAGGCGTGATGCGGGCGATGGTCGATGAATACGGCAAGCGTGCCCTCATGGCGGAAACGCAACAGGGCGTTGATTGGAAGGCGCTAAGCCATGCGGTGCGCGTCGGCTCACAGGCGCTTGAGTTACTGAAGACTGGGAACATCACATTCCCGCTTTCAAACGCCCAGCATATCGTCGATATCAAAACAGGTAAGCTGGCATATCGCGACGTCGCTGATGAAATCGAGGACTTCCTTGTTCGTGTGGAGGTGGCGGCTGGCGAGTCCACGTTGCCGGATGAGCCGGATCATCAGTGGATTGAGGATTTTGTCGAAGGGGTTTATCGAAAGGAAATTGTGGGGCTATGACTGTGAGCGATGCCAAAAATAGGGCGTATAAAAAGGCAAACGATAAGAAGACGGAAATGCTTGGCATGCCGCACGGGACGGCCTTCGCTCGACTGAGGAGGGCTGTAATGTTTGACTTGGTGGTCCGGCTTGGAGTCGATACCTGCTATCGGTGTTCCACGAAGATTGAATGCGTTGAGGAACTTTCAATCGAGCATAAAGACGCATGGCAGCGGGCGGAAGATCCACTTAAAGCATTCTTCGATCTCAACAATATCTCCTTTTCGCACCATTCCTGTAATATGAAGGCGGCGATCAAACCTAACCGGGTTCACAAGGACGCACAGGAGCGAGGTCGGATACAGTTTGCCCGTTATTATGAGCGAAACGGCGAGCGATGGAATGAGACGCGTAATGCAAGGCGCAGGGCCATCAATGCTGAGCGGAAGAAGGATGGGTCCACAAATCCTCCTGCCAGCCTGTGAATAAGAAAAAATAACCACTTTACAAACCGTGCAAAATGCACGATACGGTTTTTCAAAGGGGCGAGCCCCAGACATTCGGTTATCTGCATGAATGAAATCCGATTGTCGCTCTTACGTTCGCTCTTCGAGATATCGCACGAGCCCCAGAAGTTTGGTTATCCATTGAAGGAAGAGGTCGCAGGTTCGAGTCCTGTCGTGAGATCGAAAGATTTCATGTAGCTCAGTTGGTAGAGCGCTTAAACCCGATCTTCGCTCTTATGTTCGTGCGGTTGCTTTCGAAGGGCATTTTACACAGAGGCCAACCAACTAGAACGAGCCCCAGGTATTCGGTTATCGACACCATGTAACGCCGATGCCCCGTAAGGGGGTATTCCGATTGCCACTCTTACGTTCGTTCTAGTTGATTGGCCTCAAAGCCCGGAGAAGGCCAATGAAGTACGCAGATATCGTTTCCGCCGATGTTCCGCAGTCGGAGGCGCTTAACGAGCGTCAGGTCAAGAACAATGCGGGCGGCTTCGTCTTCGCAATTGACGACTGGGCGAGGCTCGACCGCTTCCTGATTCTGGGCAGCGACGCGCCGACGTACTATCAGACCGCACCAGCATTGACGCGCGAGAACGCGAAGGTCGTAGATCGTTGCTTTGCAGCGGATGCGGCCCGCACAGTCGCGCGTACTGTTCAAGTCTCAGATGAGGGCAGGGCGCCGAAGAACGATCCGGCAATCTTTGTGCTGGCGATCGGCGCTGCGCATCCGGATCAGAACGTCCGCAAGCTGGCGCTGGCGGCGGTGCCGAAGGTGTGTCGTACCGCTACGCATCTATTCCAGTTCGTGAAGGCGGCGCGTGCGCTAGGGCGCGGCTGGGGCCGTTCGCTCAAGACGGCTGTCGGCAATTGGTACAACGCCAAGACGTTGGATGACGTCGCCTACCAGGCGATCAAGTATCGCGAGCGCGAGGGCTATTCTCACAAGCGCTTGCTGCAGTCGTCTCATCCCGCCGCGTCGGAGTCTCCTGCGCGTATCGCGCTTTATCGCTGGATGCGCGGCCTCGATCCGCAGGGTGATCTTCCTGCGATCGTGCAGGCGCACCTTCGCGCGATGGATCCGGAGACGGCGAAGGCACAGGTCATCGACCTGATCGGGGCGAGCCGGTTGCCTTGGGAGGCGATCCCGACCGAGTACAACGCGGACGCGGACGCATGGCGAGCCATGCTGCCGACGCTTGGGCTTGGTGCGATGGTTCGCAATCTCGGCAACATGACTCGGCTTGGAGCGATTAAGCCGTTGTCGGAAGCTGAGGCGATGGTGGTCTACAAGCTTTCGGATGAAACGGCGATCCGGAAGTCTCGTCTGCATCCATTTTCTATTCTGCTGGCAATGGCCGTCTACGCTTCTGGCCGCAGCGTGAAGGGATCGGGTGTTTGGGATCCATCGCGGGCCGTGATCGACGCGCTCGACGGCGCTTTCTACAGGGCGTTCGCCAACGTGCAGGCAAGCGGCAAGCGCATTCTTATCGCGCTGGATGTCTCCGGCTCGATGGGGTCTCCGATCATGGGGTCTCCGATCTCATGCCGGGATGCTACCGCGGCGCTTGCGCTGATTACGATGTCGACCGAGGCCAAGACGCATGTCGTCGGCTTCACGGCGTCAGGGCACGCTCAGCGGCGCTACGGCGGGCAGTGGGGAGGCGGCGAGACCGGTCTTACTCCGCTTGCTATCTCTCCGCGCCAGCGGCTGACGGACGCGGTCAAGGCCGTCTCCGGGCTACCGTTTGGTGGTACGGACTGCGCTCTGCCGATGCTGTACGCCTTGGAGAAGGGAATCGAGGTCGACGCGTTCTACGTCTACACCGACAACGAAACGTGGGCTGGGTCAGTTCATCCGGTCAAGGCGCTGCAACAGTACCGGCAGAAGACAGGTATCCCGGCCAAGCTGGTAGTGGTCGGTATGACGGCGACGCAGTTCTCGATCGCTGATCCGAATGACGCAGGCATGCTCGATGTTGTAGGTTTTGATGCCGGTGCGCCGGCAGTCATGGCCGACTTCATCCGGTAAACTGACGTGAATGCGAAGCAGTTAGTAAAGATCGGTCAAGAACTTTACAACAAGCGGGGGTGGCGGGCGCGAATGGCCGCCGCCCTCGAAGTTGATGTCACGACAATCCGACGATGGGAATATCGTGACGAAGTTCCAGGACCAGCAGCAGCGGCGCTGAAATGTTTCATGCGCGAGCGGAAGAATCAGCCGCAACCGGGGCTAACGCGAAATCAGTCGTAGGAGAGGGTGATGAAGTTCCTTGCGTTTTTAGGCGCCCTTTCATTTGTATTCTGGATCGGAACGGCTTGGATGGCTTGGATTAGATATCCAATTTGCGGCCCGGATCACGTTGCCGCATTTGCTTTCTATAATACAAATACGCTCTGGGTTTGTGCTCGAGGCTTTGATCCGGAGTGGCCTCGAAAATATAATCCTTAGTTGGAAAAATCAGTCGTAGCCAGGGCTATTGGAATCAGCCGTAGCCGCCCCTGTCGTGTTTCGCGCGATGCTGCTCTGGCGTGAGCCATTCGATATTTTCCCCGTCTCCATTCGGATTGTCTGCGTCAATTTCAACCTCATCTAGCGGCGGCGTATGTTCTCGCTTTTCTTCAACGGGCCGTGGCTTGCGAGGCCGCGGCGTTGTCGCCAATTCTGCTTCTTCCCATGCTCGGTCTAGCGCTTCCGGAACAAGATAGGCGGCCATCACGGGCCGAAGCCAAGCCGGAATATCCTCCATACCTTCAATCCACCTCATCAAGCGATCATAGCGCATTCCATGCATCCAGCAAAAGTCCGTTGGATTGATGTTGATCTCTCCAAGTATCCTCGCAAAGACTGCGGGGCTAAGACGCTCATAGTCATTTTTGATTGTCTTACTCATGACGCGTTCGTTCAATCGTTGGGCAAGGGCCATGCCTGCTGCGGCAAGAGCCTCTGTCTTAGTGTTGAAAATAGCCCGCTCGCCTTGATTTGCCTGCACGTACCGCTTCGGTAGCCCAGGCACCCTGAATGCAGCTACAAATCCAGACCCATGCTCGTTCGCATATGATGTTACCTGAAATGCAATGCCTGGGGCGCCTCTGCGTCTCTGTTGTTCCATGGTTTATGTTCCTTTCGGTTTGGCACTAGGGCCGTTTGGTAACTCAAATGCGTTTCTCGCGCATTCCTTCAGGGCCTCAACGATCAAGTCTCGGTCGTGTACGCTCAGGTAAATATCAGAGACATATTCGATGCCGTTGCGGCACGTATACGTGGACCCGCGCATCAAAAACTGGGCCAAGACAAGCATCTCATCGCGCATTTGCGATTCGGCGCTCATGTAGGGATGTCCTCCTGGCCGTTGGCCCAGCGTTTAGTCTTGGATAGATTCTGGCACCAGATCCGGGTGAACGCCGGCAGGCTGAGATTCTGACGGTCGAGCTCGGCCTTGAAGTCGGATGAAGTGATGCGCTTGTGGGTGAAGCGTGGGGGTGACATGGGGGTGTCCTTTCTGTTGGGCACGATTGCCGGTTATTTCGATGCTTCTGCGGTAGCCTTGAACGCCTGCGCTATTCTTACTAATTGCGCGGCCAATTGCTGACACTCGCTGACGACAAATTGCTGATCTCGATAGACGCCGCGCGGCATGGAGCGGCGAAGATGCTCCGGCAGGGTTTCGTAATGCTTCTGCATCTCTGGCGCGAAGTCGCCAGCATGGCCGCAATCAAAGCCGTAATAGAATAATCCATCATCCATGAAGTCGCTAAAGCTGATGCCGCCGTGAACACGCAGCGCCGACGCAATCTCTAACTCATCGCTAGGGTCTTTGTTGGAAAACGACGCTATGAACAAGTTGAATACGCCCATATCGTCGAGGCTGCGGTTTTCAAGCATGTCCGGCGTCGGCTTGATCAATGTATTGCTCGGCAAGCCAAACCAAGGGTGATCCTCGCCGACGCCGACGTACCCACACCATATGCCAAACGAATTTCGGCGCATGACGCAGCGCAAGCCATCGGCCTCGAAGTCGAGATTGTCAGGTTCGGTTTCCCAAGGCTTATTGGTCATCTTACTGTCGCTCGAATACATGAAACATGAGCGATCCACCACTAAGCGAGGCCGTTCCAAGATAGCGACCATCAGCGCCAGGTGCAGGATTGCCAGTGCCGACAATGGCAATGGAGCGCGGCGACTTCTCGGCCTTCGGATCGCAGCGATACCACACGCATATCTGCTCGAATTGCTCGCGGGCGCATAGCAACTCCGATCCATCCGGCACCATGATCTTCTGCACGTCCTCTAGTTTCAAGACGGATTTCCAAATCGTAGAATTCATACTTCATCTCCTCTCAAAATCAGCCGTAGCCACGGGTAGCGTGGAACTGGAATTAGCCGTCAGTGGGGGTGGTCCTCGTATCCAGATAGCGTTGGTATGCAGCGGCGGACTCCTCTTCATAAATCCGCTTAACGGCGTTTCCGATGCGCCGAATCTCCGCCCTTAGTTCGTCATCTTCGATGGTCGAGGCGACCGGTTCAGGCTGCTGTCCGGAAAGTAAGGCGTCTAAGGCAAATGCATCGGTTGCAGGTTTCGTCATTCCTTTTCCTTTCCCATTTGCGAAAGCGCAGCCAGAACCAGGATGAAGGCTATGGCCCATATTATGTTTCCGATCATGGGCTACATTCTCCGTTTGAACCAGTGCCCGGAGGCGTAGCGGCCAAGTATCCATCTGCCGCCGAACTCGTCTATGCGCGATACGATTGTGTCATCGCTTGCGTGATACGCCACAACGTCCGGCGCGACCGGAATCGTAATTCCGTTTTCGGTTCGACTGCCGAACTCTCCGCCAATCGGCAAGGCGTCGAACTCCGCCGCTGTTTTCGGTTCGCTATTCATCGTCAATCCTCCTCTCAATTATTAAGGCGCAACTAGGGGTCAAACGGAATCCGTCGTAGCCGGGTGTATCAGATCCCAAAGACGTCTAGCCAAAATAGCCCGTAATTCGTCTATAGAAACCTGCATGACATATTTGGAATCGTTGTCTCGTTCTGGCAGGCGTGAAATGTCAGTTATTACGTTTTCAACGAAGATGTGGCAGGGGTTTGGTTTGGAGTCGACATGGATCGGGTATTCAGTTTCCTTTCCAGTTTCGTCAACCTCAACCACAGAATCGAGTATCCAATTCGCCATTTCAAAGTCCTCCTCCAAATCAGCCGCAACCAGGGGTAAGGAAAAATCAGTCGTAGGTGAGGGTCAATCCAGCGGCCAATTGAAGGGGCCGCCAGGATCGGGCCTAGTGGCGTAGACCCATATCCCGAACAGCGAGGACAGGGCAAAAACCAAACCGCAAGCGAAGCCAAGCACAAACATTGTCAGTCCTCCTATTTGAGTCGCGCGACCGCTGCAGCCAGGCCGCGTTTCTTTTTACGCTCATCGGCCGCCGTCCTGGCCTTGCGCCGTTTGACAATCTTTGCCTCATGCGCAGCACCATGCGCGCGGATAGCCGCCGCCCTTTCCCGATCTGTCATTGAACGAATCTCCTCTCTGCTAAAGGGCTATTTATAAAACCCGTTTCTAAAACAGATAGCTTGCGCCGTGGGCGTGGGGTCTTTGAAAGCGAGTGCGATGTGGCACGTCTCTTTTATCTTCCCCAATGTGATTTCGCGTCCAGTGAAGGCGTAGGCCATGAAGCATAAGGTTGCAGCCACAAAGGCCATGTAACCCTTCAATATCCATTTCATATTCTTCCCTCCTCAAGTGTTTATCTCTCTCTACGCTCACGGAATCAGCCGCAAGTAGGGGTGTTGGAATCAGCCGTAGTTGGGGGGTGGATATGATCACAGCTTCATCGGCAGCATACGCGCCTGCCATACCGTAACGCCGCCAACCCGCTGTTCGGGATGGTGGACGATAAGGCTAAACCCGTCTCTGAGTGTAACCATGTCGCCATCCGATAGCTTGGTATCCTCTCCGGTTATTAACGTATCCATCCTACGGTCCCAAACGGCTTGGCCGCTCATGAGATCGCCATTCGCCTTGGATCGAAACTGGATCGGCTCTGACATATTTTGTTTGGGCATCGTGTTTTCATTAGCTCCTTTCGTTGGAATCAGCCGTAGCTGGGGCTAGTCGTCGCGCAGCCCGAACGCGCGCTCCATATCCATTTGAGTATTCCACGCCGGACCAAACTGCGTGTTGCGCCTCTTCGAGTTTCTTTCGGACCTCTGGAAAAAGCCGCGCGTCATTTGACTTCACGATTGGGTCAAATTGATCGTGCAGTTTATGGTAAGTGTCATAGTGAAATGGATGCTTGCGCGCCAATGGTTCCTCCTCTCAATTGGAATCAGCCGTAGCGTAGGGTCAGGATCGCCGCTGGATCTTGTCGGCCATTTCCTCGCGCATTCCAGATGCGTCCTCGTCGTCGGCCGCATCGAGCACGGCATGATGCCATGCGATCTCCCGCCATGCTGATTTAGCTAGGCGGTCGCCGTTCATGGCTCGGACTGAAACATAGGCTTGCGCCGCCGCATCGCAGTCAAAGCGTTGCGCCGCGTCGTGGCGTTCGATGCGCAAGCCGTGGTCCGAGTTGTCGAAAACTCCCCAGCCATCGGCCAAGGCGAGATTCTGCTGTTCATTTGTCCATGCGATCATAATTCTATCTCCTTTGTTTCGTTGCGCACATTGGCGCGGTTGAAATCAGTCGTAAGCGGGGGTTTGCCTCAGTGCAAATTATCCTTTACCCAAGCATCGAGCCTTGGGAGGAAGGTTGGCAACCACTCGTTCGCGGCTTCTTTGCTTTTAACGCCGTCAACCAAAGCCATAACTTCCGCACCAGGGTAGCCACCGCAACTATAGACGTGAACGCCATTCTCCCGGAGCCAGTCCATCATGTCGGCCCGGTCGCAATCATGCGGATTCTTCGGAAAGGAGAATCCGACGTTAAATCCTAGATGTGGATTTTGGTATCGGGTAGCCCGCACGCGGGCTGTTTCCCAACCGTGAGCCCATTCCGTTGCTTTCGTGTTGAAGATCATCCGCGCCGTCGCAAGTAGATTCGTCATTTTTCTATCTCCTCTATGAGTGTTTGAAATCAGCCGGGAGTGAGGGTTAGTCGATCAATCCAATCGGCATATGAGGGGCCGGGTCGCTTGGAGCGGCATCGGAACTGTCATGCGAACGCAAACCGAGCAAATTGTGATCTTCGCAGATGTACCGGCAGGCGCGATCCGTAGGCATGTAGCTGCCTTTGGCGAAATGCTTATCGCCAGCGCAAACCCACTTCCCGTGCGTTCCGGTTGGCGACCATCCCGCGTTGTGCGCGGCGAGCTCGTATGCCGTCTCGAAGATTTTGTGCATTCTATCGTTGCGCCGTTCCGCGCCTGTTTTGTAGTTAGCCATTTGTGAATCTCCTATGTTCGTGTGAATTTGGAATCAGCCGTAGGTGAGGGTTAGGCTACTTCGATAACGCGCCAACCGCTCCACTTGTCCTGTGCGGCTAGAAGCTCCGCTTGCTGTTCGATCGCGTATCGATCGTGCATGGTAAGGGAACAGCGCCGCCATTTGCGGCCGGGCCATATCCGATACTCAAGGCCGAATAGCTTGCAGTAGCCGTTAGCGTCTCGCGTCAAAGTGCTTTCATATGACATTGCCGGACTCCTTCTAATTTAAAATCAGCCGTAAGAGAGGGGCGACAACGCGCCGCCCCTCGGGTGAGGATCAGTTATCGAACCAAAAGACGACTCGATAATCGTCCATTTCCGAGTCGTCGTCAGAAACGCCAAAATAGTAGTCTGTCGGATACTCTGTGGCCGTGCTGTTCGGCTCATGCTTCTTATGCTCGGTTTCGGCAAAGACCTTGACGGCATCCTTTAGCGGCAACCATGAGTGGCTATGGCCGTCACCGCTCCATACGTCCACATGATAGCGTCCGGTTTCGCTAAGATCATCCGGTATGCCGCGCGGCTCGGGGCCGTCACCTCGAACGCCAGCGAGCCTAGCGAAGCGCTCATAGTTACGGTTGCGCGCGATAGGCGAGGCAAATCCGTTCCAGCTTTCGATTGCGTCAAAGGTCTGAGTCGTTACCCATTTCCCGTTGATGCGCTTTTCCAAAACCATGTGAATGTCACAGCCCATAAGTTGAATCTCCTCTAGTTAAGTTGCGCACCATTGCGCCAGTTGAATGTTAAACGCGCTGCTCCAGAATCTTTATGACACTCTCCAAGATGCATTGAGATTTGTACGGCATCTCGCTTTTGACTTGTGCGCCCTGCATGTTAATTTGATAACAGGTCTCGTTGGCAATACGAAGTGCGACATCGTACAGTTCCGGCCACCGTTCCTTTGATGTTTTCATGTTCAGACTCCTTGTGTTTGCGCACCATTGCGCCGTTAAAACAAAATCAGTCGTAACCCAGGGGTAACGCCATCGCCAGAATTAGGCGTGAAGGCGCAACCGGGGGATTAAGCCTTTTCCAGTTTCCTCGCGGTCTTGCTCCGCGCCTCTCGCATCCAGGGTTGGATCCGCGAATAGACTTTGAGCCGGTAGCCGTAAGGCGCGGATTCCAGTTCCTTTTTCAGGTCCGCATACTCTTCCGGCTTGGCGGCGCGCGTGGTGTGATACCAGCCTAGGCTGCAGCCGGAATGCTGGCCTATATGCGCGTAACAAGTCATTTCATAGCCGTTGCTGTCTGCAGGATCGCAGGGAAACACGGCGGTAACATCGCCCTTGAACTTGCCAGAGCGTTCGGCGCGAAACACAACCGGCGTTTCTTCGGTATCAGGTGTAAAGGTCATAATTGGACTCCTCTATAGTTTGCGCACCATTGCGCCTTTTGGAATCAGTCGTAGGTCAGGGTAGCGCACATGAAGGCGCAACCGGGGAGTAGGTGCTAGGCGTTCACCTTATGATAATAGGGACGTTGCAGCGCCTTGAAGCCATTTGGCGAACGGTCGCCATCGGCAATCCGCATTGAAATAGCGATAGGCTTGCCGGTTTGCGCGGCCTCCGCCTTGTAGGCTTCAAGCGCCACGGTAGCCTCGGCCGCGCGCTTGATTTCGACAACCTTAGCCGGAAGCGGCGGCGGAGCTCCGGTTAGATCGAACACGACTCCAAAGCCTCCGTTTTCGGAAACCTGGGCAGGGTATGCCGTCAAAATCAACTTAGCCATATTCGGACTCCTTCTATTTCCGCACAATTGCGAGGGATGAAAATTAGACGGTGGCAGGGGTTAGGTAACGCGCTCGATTTTAACGATGACGTACAGATTCGGAGAGACAAGCGAGCCAACCCACTTCGCCATCTCACGCCGCGAAAGGGACCAATGCTTAATCTTGTCCTTTGTGTTGGCCGTATCAAACCAGCGTTCAATGACGGCAAAAACCGGCTTAGGCTTTTCGCCGCGCGACTCGCACATTCCCCAATACTTAAAGATCGTTTCCATGATCTCGACTCCTTTCCTTGTTTCAAATCAGACGTAAGCAGGGGTTAGGCTGTAGCCTCCTCCTCTTCCTCGACTTCCGCATTTGGATCATCGACTAATTCCCAAGTCATAACCCAGGCTTTGCCGTCATCGCAGAACGCGACCGGGCCGGACCATTCCGGCGTGAATCCCTCATTGTCGCTCGCGTTCTCGCGGCAGTCGCTCGCTTCCTCGCTATCAATTTCGGCGGCGTCGGCGCGCATCTTCGCGGCGAGCTCACCCAAGCCTGCGGCTTCAATTGCCGCTATATCGTTTGTGCAGAGTTGAAAGTAATAGTATTTATTCGACATTTCAGACTCCTTTCGTTGTTTTAGAATCAGTCGTATCCTGGGGTTAGCCCGCGTCTGGAAACGCCATAGTTTCGTCGCGGTAACACGCGCGGGCGCGCTCTATCATCATTTCCATGTCCAAGCCGTTGCGGTCGCACCAATGGAAATAGTTTGCCAGCAAATCGCCCGCCGCCTCTTGCCCATCTTCACAGCCGGTAATCTCTGACATGAGGCTGATGCACTCGCCCGCCCATGCCGCGCGGTCGTCGTTCATTTCCTCGGGATCGGGCGGCAATCTGCGGTCGGCGTTCTTCGGCTTCTTCCCGCGCGCCTTGGCGGTACGCACCACACCAGCGGCGTGAAGCACATTGCGCATTGATTTATCACTTATCATTTTGCGACTCCTTTCGTATTTCAAAATCAGCCGTAAGTCAGGGTAAGGCGTAACCAGGGGTTAGTCGGTTACGTCCTCCCAATTCAGGCGAATGCCGTAATGATAGGCGTCATGGTAAGCCATGCTGTTCCGATCCAAAAATCTCAGATCATCAACAAAGAATTGCGCGTCGTCGGTAGGAACGACTCGCGTTCCGGCTGGGATAGTAATGTCATGAACTGAACCGCCCATTGCCGGGCGGCCTTCGCCAAATTTCATTTGAATTTCGCGCGCTGTTTTCATGGTCTAGACTCCTTTTTCGTTTGGCCAAAATCAGCCGTAATCAGGGGTAGCAAAATCAGCCGTAAAGAGGGGTTACTTATAAACGGCAATCCCGCGCGAATAGCAGGAGTCGACGCTTGAACCTTCCGGCACGTCCCCAGGTCGCAAGATATACAGGGACGCGCCGCGCGGATCTCCTTGAACATAGGAAGAGAGAGTCGGATACCGCACCATGATATCCGCAAGGCGTTTCAACGCGCCGCGCTCCCGATCGGGAATAGCGGTATAGCGCGCCTTGTTTTCGGAGTGAACGTGGCGTTCTTCGAAAGGCGTTCCGTTATCGTCGTACTCAAAAACGCCGTTCACCTTGCGACCGCGCGCAATGGTCCAAGAGGCGTGGTCGTTCCCACCGCCGCATTCGAGCTCATGCCAGCGATGCAAGGTCATTGATATGCGCCGCAACTCGGTCGCGTCGGCGTAAGAGATTCCAATTTGCTGCAGCGTCTCGATTGAATCGTGTTTCTTCAGCATGTTCATTCCTTTCAACTTGTTCGGCACAATTGCCACTAACTCAAAATCAGCCGTAACCGGGACTCCCTTTGGAATCAGCCGGGACTAGGGGTTAGTTCATTTTCGGCGGCGGTCCCTCTAGTTCGACGGCCGCCATTAGCAGATCTTCGATAAGTTGGCTCAATTCGTCCGCGCTAACGGTTCCGTTGCCGCATTCCAAGACGGCGGCCGCGCTGTTCAAAAGATTCACTAGGTCTTGCGTTTGCATTTTGTTTTCCTTTCATTCTGGAATCAGCCGTAGGGAAGGGGTTAAGCTAGGTACAGCTTTCCATCATCGCCGCGGTATAGGGAACGCTCCGAATAGCGCGCGGCCTTTGCCAAGGCTTCTCCGATATCGCCTAAGCCACGATCCCAAAAGCCCGTCCCATGCCCGTTTCGCGTGTACCAGTAGTCATTGCCAGCGCGCGACTCGTCATAGGGGAACTTTTCATATTTCCCGGTCACGCCGTAGGCTTGCTCTAGCAATGCCGCATTGTCGCGCTGGAATGCTTCGCAGTTTTCAATGATGATCTGCAGCGCGCTAGGCGCAAGGTCCGCAACGCTGATATTAGCTAGGTCGTTTTCGTGGCCAGGTTCGTAATCATTGTCGACGCCCTCAGACGTGAAAAACATCGCCTCAATGTAACCTTGCGTAAAGGAATCCAAGGCGCGGAATTGTTTCGCGGTTTCGACCGTTCCGTGGTCAAGAATGAATTCAGGCATCGTTTCGACTCCTTCTCAATTGCGCACAATGGCGCGGAATAGGGTTTAGCATTTTGGAATCAGCCGTATCGGGGACTCTTGGAATCAGCCGTATCCCAGGGGTTAGGCTTTTGGCGCGGATTCCCTCTCGATTAGGACCATGCGACCATTCATAAAATGCTTCGTGACAATCGGGGAACCGTCGACGCTGATTCGCCCGGTCAGGGTAATGGAACCGTTGCCGCGTTTTGGTTCCTGCTCGACTCGCAAGGCATACGATTTGAACCGGACGATATCGCCGCGTTCCACCTTTGAGATATCAGCTTGCATTTTCATGACGCGGACTCCTACCATTGTTCATAAATAGGAGTGACGCCTTCACGCTTTGCCCGTTCAAACAGGGCAAGCATATGCGTTCCCAAGGGGACCGCGCCTTCCGTTCGTCCCTCGACTCCCTTGGTATCGATCCATTCGACATAAGAGCGAGTCGTTTGATTGTCGGAATAGGTGCGGACATACGCCTTAGTTATTTTGGCTATTGTGGTCATGGCTTGATCCCTTTCAGAGCTCAAATATACGGCCGCGCGAAAACACGAAACAATCAAAACGCATTTTCTGCAGTTCCTTGAAACGGGAATCGCGCCGTCCCTGGTAATGAGCAAACGAGAGTCCGCTTTCCCTATCTTCATAATTCGAGACGCAGCGGGCATGGTATGGCCGCGCGTTGTGCGAATTCAGATAGGAAAAGCAATCGGACTGGTTAACGCGGTATCCATAGGACTCAACGCGCGCCAGCCATTCGGCGCGGGATATTTCCACCGCGCCAGCGCGCAATAATTCCGCGCGCTCCATTTCGGTTGATTCGGATATCGTCATTGTCTCGACTCCATTGCGTTGCGCACTATGGCGCGGGTTAACTTGCCTTCATTCTGATAACCGGGAAAGACCAGCCTCTTGACGGATTCTCATTCCATCCAATAGCGAGTCCATTCCCTATCTCAATCCAGTATGAAACGTATTTTTGCGGTCCCGGCCATTTGTCTTTGTGCTCTACAGTAACCTCGTTTTCCCAATAGGATCTTACACAATCCCAATCCTGCAAAGCCTCATTTGGCAGGCAATCGCAGACTCGTTTCATCGGAGCGACTCCATAATCGCGACTCGGTTCAATCTTCGCAGAACGCGGCGCGTCTTAATCCGAGAGACTCTAAGCCTTGCGGAATAACCGTTCATTGCCTTGACTCCTGATTTGCGCACAATTGCGCGGGTTTAAGACCTAAGCAGAAAAGACGTGGCCCGCCTTTTGGCGGTTGCCAGCCATCGACTCCCGCGCGCTTAACCTTGCGGAAACATTCGGGACCGATAAAGGCGGTTTGCTCGTCGATACATTCGACAAGGTGCGACCTCGCGGAATCGCCGGTATCCTTAATGACTCGGTCGCAAGCGAAACAGCGTTCGGTCACTGTGGCGATTCCTTACTGCGCAGAATTCAGGAAAGCATACTTGCCATAGCGCGATTGCGCGCGACGTATGGTCTTACGTTCAAATTTATGTTTGCGATATTTCATGGCGTTAGTTCCCTTGGTTATGTTTGGCACGATTGCCGATTGAAACTAGAGGCTTCCCATTGCGCCGAATGAACGGCGCAAGGCGGAAACGTCTAAACCGTGGACTCGTCTGGATCGGACTCGTCTACCTCTTCCTCGATCCCATAATCCTCATCGGTATATTCCGACAAATCGGCGCTGATTGCATCATGAATGCCAGCGTCAAAGGCTTCCCATAACTCTTCGGCCGATCCTTCCTTGTCAGGATCGAATTCCCCATCGGTCGTATCGGCCTTGTTAAATTCGCTGGCGGTAAACTCGAAAGGCGAATAAGAGCGGGAATTCTCTTCGGCGCGGTAGCAGTTATCGGCGTGAACCTCGCGGATGTTTTCAGCGTCAATCGTGACCTTGCCAAGCGAATCGCTCCAAACCTTTTCGCCTAGTGTCGGCACGTTATGGCAGGCAATGCCGTGACCTTGATTCCAGCCGCGTTTATAAGCGTCTGTCAAATGTTCTGCGGCGAATTGCGAGGGGATAGTTTCGGGATAGCTTTTTGCCATAGTGGCGATTCCTGTTTTCAATTGCGCACAATCGCGCTGGTTAACGTGAAGCGTTCAAAACAATGGCTCGCAATTCGTTGGCCGTCATTAGGGCGAGCTAACAAACGGCCAATTGTAGGGTGTCTATTAAGAACCTTTCGGCTTTCGTTGGCCAAATCGGAATCCGTTTGCTGGCGATTATACTTTTTGCCAGTCCAAACCGAATGAGTGTAATCAGATGCTTTAACTTTGCGTGTCATGGTCCGCGCCTTTCAACCGTTAGGGAAAGCTTTGCGCATTCTCTTTTGCGCTGCGTCGAATGCATCCATGTTACCGCGCTGAATAGCGTCGTATATGGCTTGCGTATATGGCTTGCGAGCGTCAAGTATCGCGCGCAATTCGGCAACGGTTTTAGGGATTGGATTCTTTTCCATTGCTCGATTCCCTTAATGACGCGAAGCGTTGAAACGGCGCGAAACCGTTTCGTTGCAACGACGCAGCATAGTCTCATTCCGCCATTTGCGAGTCGCCAACATATCGGCAATCCAAAAGCCTATGCCAGTTCCGATGATTCCAGTGGTAAGGGCTAATTCAATCATGGTCGTTTTCCTTTGTATCTCTTAGTTGACAATTTGCATCTTATAGGAGATAAACGGCGTGTCAACAAGAAAGATGCATAAAGTCACAAAGAGTTTACATAATGTCTAATACAGGGTACAGCCTCTTTATGGAAGGTAGGCAAATCAAGGCCGCAAGGGCTATCCTTGGACTGTCCCAGGCAGAGCTATGCGAGTTCGCCGGCATATCCCGCGCAACGCTGATAGACCTTGAGAATGACACGGGAGACCCTAGGCGCTCGTCCATTGCTGGCGTGGAAGAGGCTTTGCGCAAGCGTGGCATTGCCTTCACAGACGATGGTAAGAGCATAGGCGTTCTGGCACCTAAGCTGCAGCGCAAGGGCTAGGCGCCAAGGCTGTGGTTTGCGCGCCCGGTTTGCGCGTCCCTGTGAATAACCCCTAGCCCTAGTACCCATGCCTCTTGCTAACCCCAACGGTTAAGGCGATGGATAGTGCAGCCTCATAATTGCGACCGAAGCCCGGCCAGCCTCTCATGCTGCAGTCGGGCTTTTCATTGGGCGGAACTCGCCTATCGGGCGCATTGCGCCACATGGTCGCCTACCAGGCTCAAGCTTCGAGCAACGGGTAACAAATCAGCGCAATGTGATGTTGCAAAGCGAGAAGCGCACAATCGGGCTGGCGTGCCCGCTGAATAGCGTTGCGATTAGAGAAGCTATCAACCCTCAAAGCCTTGGGAATTCCGCACCTGCTGGTTTGCTGGCGCGATTGCCGCGCCTCGTAGACCGGGGGGTGGTGTAAGTCTTTGAAGCGATTGGGGGACTTCTACCGCATGGGGGTTCATGCGGAGGTTTTTTCCAGCCCACAGGATTTTAGTTAGGTGCAAACCGGTGCAAACTAGAGAAAGAAATTCTATCGACTGGGATTTGGTTCGACAGGATTACGAGACAAAATCTATATCGGACAGGACTTTAGCCAAGAATGTTGGTGTGTCTGACACCGCCCTCCGAAAGCGCGCCAAGAAGGGTGGATGGGTTAAGTTGGTGGACTGTTCCCCCACTATCGAACCTGAGTGCAAACCAGAACGCAACCCTCGCTCAACCCGTATCGAAGGTGCCACGAAGGCCCTTGTATCGGCGTCTGTCTCCGAACTAACCGCCCGCGGTCGAAATATCATTTTGGCACTGATGGAGGAGTTGGAATTCCTGAACCGGCATGCCGAGGATCTGTCGGCGCTGGTCGAGGAACATTTCAACGGCGAGAAAGACGACCGGATCCGGTTCAAGCTGCAGAAGGCCCTTGATCACGAAACCCGCACCAAGAGTTCCACGCAATTGGCGTCGGCGCTCCAGAAACTCCAGGATGCCTCGCCTGGGAAAAAGGAAGAACAGAAAACTGAGGCCCAGCGCATCGCCGCGGGCGGAGACGATGACTGGGGAGACGACCTAGCGGCGCCGGCAGGCAAGTTTAACTGATGGCTCGAGACTGGTCGACGGCGTGCCCCGACTGGGAGAATCGTATTGTCAACCGGTTGTCGCTGATCCCGGACAATATCGAGGTCTTCGAGGACGAGGCCAATCGGGCGCTCCGCATCTTTAAGCGGCTCAAGTGCCCCGACATGGAGGGCTTCCCGACTTACGGGGAAATTTGCGACGACTGGGTCTTCGACATCGTCAAGGTGATCTTCGGATCCTACGACGTCTCGATCAAGCGCCGGATGATCCGGGAGTTCTTTGTCCTCATCCCGAAGAAGAATGGCAAGAGCTCGATCGCCGCGGCCATCATGGTCACGGCGATTATCATGAACCGGCGTCCTGCGGCGGAGTGCCTGCTGATCGCGCCGACCAAGAAGATCGCCGACATCGCGTTCACCCAGGCCGAGGGCATCATTCGACTCGACCCGAAATTGACCGCTCTGTTCCATCCTCAGTCGCACCAGAGGACGATCACCCACCGCCAGACTCTCGCGGTGATCATCATCAAGGCGGCCGACAAGGACGTCATCACCGGATCCAAGGCGACCTTCATCCTCGTTGATGAAACGCACGTCTTTGCCCAGATGTCGCGCGCTGAACAGGTGTTCGTTGAAATCAGGGGCTCGCTAGCCGCTCGTATTGACGGCTTCATGCTACAGATATCGACCCAGTCAAAGGAACCGCCTCTCGGACTGTTCAAGGAAGAACTGAAAAACGCTAGGGCAGTGCGCGACGGAGAGATGAAGCTTCCGTTGCTGCCAATAATCTACGAGTTGCCACGAGAACTAGTAAAGGACGGCGGCTGGAAAGATCAGGCGACCTGGCCTTTGGTTAATCCAAACTTGGATAAATCGGTCGATCGTTCCTTCCTAGTTGACCAACTCATCAAGGCTGAAGCCAGCGGACCGGTCGCACTCGCACTACTTGCGAGTCAGCATTTCAACGTCGAGATAGGCCAGGGCGAGCGCGGCGACGGTTGGGCCGGCGCCCGTCTTTGGCCGAAAGGAATTGAGAAGGGGCTAACGCTCAAAGAGATCATCAACCGATCCGAAGTTCTTACCGCCGGGACCGACGGGGGAGGGGCCGAGGATCTCCTTGGCGTCGCGGTCATAGGTCGAGAGAAGGGAACGCAGCGCTGGCTTGGTTGGGCTCATGCCTTCATCTCTCCAATGGGTTGGGAGCGCCGTAAGGCGAATTGGCCCGCCTATCAGGACTTTATCAGGGACGGAGACCTTACCTTGGTTGAGCAGCTTCCTGACGACGTCAGCGCAGTAGTGGATATAATCAAGCAGTGTTTGGATTCTGGGAAGTTGGCCCAAGTTGGTGCGGACCCTGCCGGCATAGGAGCGATCGTTGACGCTCTTGCCGAGATCGGCGTGACGCAGGAAAATAATTTGTTGGGCGGCGTCTATCAAGGCGTTTCCCTGATGGGTGCATTCAAGACCATCGAGAGAAAATTATCTGACGGCACGTTCAAGCACGGCGGTCGTCCCATGATGGCATGGTGCGCCGCCAACTGCATCACCAAACAGACCGGCACGGGCCAGCGCATTGCTCGAGACGAATCCGGCTACGGCAAGATCGATCCAGTCATGGCCCTCTTCGACGCCGCGTCCATCATGGCGTTGAATCCTGAGCCAAAGCGCAAGCCAACATATGAAATTCTTTTCGCTTAACTGAGGCAGGCAAAATCCGATCGGCCAGCGGACGGGTCGGTTTTCCAGAAAGTCAGCCTGCGGTCCTGTCTCGGTTTGCGGCTTCAATGTGCCGTCCAAGGCTGATCGCGTCCGCAACCTTTTCTCGTTTGATCGACCCGCCCTAACCGGCGGGTTTTTTATTGACCGGAATCCATATCATGAACCGTGCCTATTCAATCTTGACCGTGAAAGCGGTTCAGGAAGATCAGCGCATTATCCGTGGCACGGCCACGACTCCAACCCCCGATCGCGTTTTTGACGTGGTCGAACCTCTCGGAGTGAAGTTCAAAAATCCACTGCCACTTTTGCACCAACATGACACAAGTGCTCCAGTCGGAACGGTCAAGTTCGATAAGCCAACGAAGACCGGAATTACGTTCGAGGCTCGCATCCCGAAGATCGATGAGCCTGGATTGCTCAAGGATCGAGTCGACCTCGCGTGGGCTGAGGTCCGCGCAGGTTTAGTAACCGCGGTAAGTATTGGATTTCGCCCCATCGAAACAAATCGGATGGACGATGGCGGCATTCGCTACGTTGAATCCGAAGTAATGGAATTGTCGCTTGTGACTGTGCCCGCAAATGCGGACTGCACAATTTCGATGATCAAGTCTCTCGACACAGCTCAGCGGGCCGCGACAGGCCATACGCAAGAGAGTGACGACGTCACCACCCCTCCCGCGCCTGGGAAAAAGAAATCAACCCCAGTCAAAGCCCAGGAGGGCAGAGCTATGAAGAAGAGCTACGCGGAGCAGATCTCCGCATTCACGACTACCCGCGACACTAAGAACGCGGCGATCGAAAGCATTCTGGACGCTGCGTCGGAGAAGGGCGAAACCCTCGACGCTGAACAGAAGGAAACGGTCGCAACGCTCAAGGCTGAACTCAAGGAAATCGACGACCATCTCGAACTCCTGAACGACGCCGAACAGCGTAACAAGAAGGTGGCTGTTGCCGTCGCCGGCACCACCACCAAGGCCGCCAGCGAGTCGCGTGAAGGTCGCGTCATGACCGTCAGCACTCAGAAGGCTCTTCCCAAAGGCTACGGATTCGTCCGCCTGCTCGGCGCCCGCTTTATGGCGAAGGAAGAGAACATCCCTGCCTATCAGATCGCGGAATCGAAGGGGTGGGGCGACGATCTCGTCAGCGTCCTGAAGATGCCGAATCACGTTCTGAAGTCTGCGATTGCAGCGGGCAGCACGACTGACTCGACTTGGGCCGGTCCTCTTGTTGTCTACCAGAACCTCCAGGAAGAGTTCATCGAACTCCTGCGCCCGAACGCGCTGATCTCTCGTATTCCTGGCCTGCGTCGCGTGCCCTTCAATATCAAAGTGCCGCGCGAAACGTCGGCGACGACGGGTTACTGGGTCGGCCAGGGTTCGCCCGCGCCGCTCAGCAAGGGCGCGCTGGACACTGTTACCCTCGACTTCGCGAAGATCGCGGGTATCACGTACCAGACGCAGGAACTGTTGCGCTTCTCGCGTCCGAACTCTGAAACCATCATGGTCAATTCGTTGACCAAGGCCATTCAGTACCTTATGGATCGTGACTTCCTCGATCCGGCGAAGGCTCTTGTGACCGGCGTCTCTCCGGCGTCTATCACGAATGGTTCGAGTAACATTACGGCAAGCGGCAATACGTCGGATGCGTTCCGCGCCGACTTCGGCAGCCTGTTGTCCCTGTACACGCAAGCGAACTACACGCTCGACTCGCTTGTAATCGCCATGACGCAGACTCAGGCAATGCGCCTTAGCCTGATGCGTACCGACTTCAACGCACGGATCTTCCCTGATGTCACCAAGGACGGTGGCAGCATCGAGGGCGTCCCGGTCGTGACATCGGAAAACATCGTAGCGAACGGTGGTTCGCCGGCCGATGGTGCTCTGATCGCCTTCATCAATGCCAGCGACATTCTGTTGGCAGATGATGGTGGTGTCGAAGTCGACATCTCGACCGAGGCGTCGATCCAGACTGACAGCGCGCCGGACTCTCCGGCGACTGCTTCGACCGTTCTTGTTTCACTTTGGCAAAACGGACTCGTCGGCATCAAGTGCTCTCGCTTCGTAAATTGGACGAAGGCACGTTCCGACTCGGTGGTCTATATCACCGGCGGCAACTACAGCGTTGCTTCGTAAGTTTTGTGAACATCAACCCAGGGCGACGGCCCTGGGTTTTTTTGTTAGGTAATTTTCATGTTGAAGAGAGTCGCAGACTGGCACGGTGAGCAAGCCGCCAAATCCTACATGCAATACCTGCGCTCAAACGTTGAAGCGGATCTGAATGCTTTTCTACGGCATGTAGCGATTGCCGACAGGTTGTGGAGAGGAAAATAACATGCCGTTCAAGATGATCGCCAATCGCCACGTTTATCGTCCAGAAGAGCGAAAAGAATACACGAAGGGCGAGTCATTTACGGTCCAGACCGAAAAGGAAAGGGATCGTCTCTTGCGCTATAAGCGCGCAAGTTTGGATGAAACCAAAGCCGCTCCTGAGAAGACAGTGAAGCCTGCGCTTAAGACGCGGGTCATGGCGGCGGAGACGCAAGCGGCGCCAGCCACAGAGACGGCGGCCCCTACAGCGGAGCCGTCGCAGGGCCAAGACTTCCTGGGCGAGGCTCCCAGCAGAAGCAACCGTTATCGTCGCTCAGACCTTCGCTCTGAGGACTAAACTTGTCCGCAGTTGCAGCCATCGTGCTGCTTGCGTCGGCCGGTAGCGCGCTGCTAATCGCCGGCGCTTATGTCCTGGCTGGTCACGGTATTGCGATGCTCGTCGGCGGCGCGCTGTTTATTTTCGCCGCAGTAATTATGAGATCGGGATTGATGCCTAATGGCTAACATCACGGTCTTCGCAGCGATTCAGAATGCACTCGTTACGCGCGCAGTTCCGGATGGACTCCAGCGTCCGCTCGATCGCGGTCGGTGGTGGCAGAGTCTCGTGCGTGAGCCGTTCGCAGGCGCATGGCAGCGGAATATTACGCAGACCCGCGAAAGCGTCCTCGCATTCGGCGCGGTTTATGCCTGCGTCACGTTGATAGCCTCCGACATCGCGAAGATCAGGATTAGGCTGGTCGAGCAGGACAAGAACGGAATCTGGTCTGAGGTCGACGTTCCCGCATTTTCGCCTGTGCTTGCGAAACCGAATAACTGGCAGAACCGCATCAAGTTCTTCGAGCAGTGGGTGATCTCGAAGCTTCTGGCCGGCAACGCCTACATACTCAAGGAGCGCGATCAGCGCGGCGTTGTGGTCGGGCTTTATGTGCTGGATCCGAGCAAGGTCAAGGCACTGGTGGCGCCGAACGGCGACGTCTACTACGAAATCCGCAAGGACAATCTGTCTGGCGTAGAGTCCGACACGATCACGATCCCTGCCTCCGAGATCATCCACGATACGATGGTGGCGCTGTATCATCCGCTGTGCGGTGTCTCTCCGCTCTCGGCTTGCGGATTAGCGGCAACTCACGGCCTGACCATCCAGGAAAATTCTCAGCGCTTCTTCCGCAACGATTCAACGCCCGGCGGCATCCTTACTGCGCCCGGCGCGATCGACAAGGATACGGCGGAGCGCATCAAGGAGCATTGGGAATCCAACATGACGGGCGAGAACCGCGCCCGTGTTGCCGTCATGGGCGACGGCATGAAGTACGAGAAGATGTCGATGACTGCGACCGAAGCGCAGATGATCGATCTGTTGAAGTGGGACGAGACGAACGTCTGCACGGCATTTCATGTCCCGCCGTACATGATCGGTGTTGGTCCGGCGCCTGCCTACAACAACATTGAGGCGCTGAACCAGCAGTATTATACCCAGTGTTTGCAGACGCATATCGAATCCATCGAACTCTGTCTTGATGAGGGGCTGGGTCTAACGGCGCATCAAGCGCATACTTACGGGACCGAGTTCGATCTCGACGATCTTCTTCGGATGGATACGGCCACGCAGTACAAGACCATCGGAGATGGCATCGGTGCCGGCCTGCTGGCTCCGAACGAGGGCCGCAAGAAGATCGGCCAGAAGCCCGTCAAGGGCGGTGATACTCCATATCTTCAGCAGCAGAATTTCAGCCTGGCTGCGCTTGATCGACGCGATCAGTCCGATGATCCGTTCGCTCTGGCGCCGAAACGTGATCAGAACACGCCGACATCTGCACAGCAGGATGCTGCGGCCGCAGCCGTCGATGCCACAGCGTCACCGCCTCCTGCAAAATCGTTCGACGATGAGATCGGCACCGCTGCGCAACACCAGATTGCGAACTGGGCCTTGAAAGACGCGCTTGAATTGCAGTTGCGCAAGATGGCCGCCTGATCGGCTTGCAGGTATTCCATGAAGCATGACGAAATTGCGCGCCTCATGGAAAGCGTTGCACCGACGATCGGAGATTTTGTCAGCAAGGCGATGGCACCATTGCGCGCTGAAAATGTGCGACTGTCGACGAGTCTAGCTGCGGTCGAGCAGCGCTTTGCTGATTTCTCTACAGAGCGCGAGAATGATCGCGTTTTCTTTTTGACTCTGGTGAAGGAGGAAATCGCCAAGGTCGAGTTGCCGGTCAAGGAGATTGATCTTGTAGAAATCGAGCGCGTCGTTACGGAGAAGGTCGAGAAAGCAGTTTCGGCGTTGCCTGTTCCGGAGAATGGCAAGGACGCAGACCCGGTCGATCTTGATGAAGTGGCGTCCCGCGCCGCAAAGCTTTTACCGGTCCCCGAAAATGGCAAGGACGCATCTCCAGAAGCGATCAAGGCCGCGGTCCTTGATGTCGTTGCTCAAGTATTGCCGGGAGAGGTGTCGAGTGCGGTCGATAAGATCGAGAAGCCGAAGGACGGCAAGGACGTTGACCGGGAAGAACTCGAGCGTTTGGTCCTGGGAATTACCGATCAGAAGTTTGCATTAAGAGAAGCGGTTTATGATGAAACCGTTCGGCCAATTGTTGAGGAAGTCGTTGCGGTCCACGTAGCTAAGATTGCTCCGGCCGAGCCGGGTAGGGATGGCAAAGACGTTGATCCTGCAGAAGTGGCTGCGTTGGTTTCTGCGGAAGTGTCCAAAGCGGTTGATGCGATTGAGCGTCCCGCTGACGGCAAGAGCGTCACCGTGGAAGATGTGCTGCCGTTGCTCCAGGGGATGGTTGCCGAACTTCCGAAGCCTGAAAACGGCAAGGACGCCGATCCGGAAGTGATCAGGTCGCTTGTTGTCGAGGAAGTGGCGAAGATCGAGCGTCCAAAGGATGGTCAAGACGGCAAGAGCGTCGAGATCGAGGATCTGATCCTGGTCATCGAGGCTGAAGTCGGAAATGCCGTTGCTGGTATCATTCCGCCAAAGGGCGAGGACGGTAAGAGTGTTACGGTTGATGACGTTCTTCCGATGCTCGAGGAGATGGTCGAGAAGCGCGTTGCTACAATTCCGGTTCCACGGGATGGCAAGGATGCCGTGGTTGATCCGGTCGAAGTCGCAAATCTTCTTGTCGACTTGATGCCAAAGCCGGCAGACGGGAAGAGTGTTTCGATCGAAGATATTCGTCCGGTAGTCGAGGAATTGGTTGCGTCGATTCCGAAGGCGGTCGATGGCAAGGATGCTGATCCGGTCGATCCTTCTGTTGTGGCGGCGCTGATCGTCGAGGATGTTGCGAAGTTGATTCCGCCACCGGCTGACGGCGTGAGCATTACGGTTGAAGAGATGCTTCCGCTCCTGGAGGAGATGGTCGAGAAACGAGTCGCTGCCATTCCGCGTCCGAAGGACGGTGTCGGCACCGCTGGCGCTGTGATCGACCGCTCCGGCGAGCTCGTGCTGACGCTTTCTGATGGCTCGACGAAGGCTCTTGGAGTTGTTGTCGGTAAGGACGCAGATCAGGCAGAGATTCTTCAATTCATCAATGAGAAGATGGCGGAGATTCCACGTCCGAAGGACGGTCGTGACGGGTTTGGGTTCGAGGATCTGGACGCCACATTCGATGGCGAGCGCACCATTAGCCTGAAATTCACTCGTGCAGATCAGGTCAAGGAATTCTCGTTCAAGATGCCGGTGGTGATCGACCGCGGCGTCTATAAGGATGGCCGTGAGGTACCTTACGAGAAAGGTGATGGAGTCACCTTCGGCGGAAGTTTCTGGATAGCACAGAAGGATAGTCCGGAGGGCAAGCCGCAGGACGGAAGCAATTCCTGGAGGCTCAGCGTGAAGCGGGGTCGTAATGGGTCGGATGGCGTTGTAAAGACCATTCCTCCGCAAGGCCCGGTCAAGTCTGATCCAAAATGACCGTATCGGCCTCTAACCGGTCATTGAGGCAATTGTGGTCTGACTTGTTAGTGGCGTTGGGCGGTTCGGAAGCGTTTCTTACGCGAGACCTTTCGGAGCGACAGGTTCTTATCGAAATCCTCAATACGTTTGGAGAGTCGTATTCCAAGCGCACAATCGGAGGTCGAGAAAATATCCTCGCAAGAATCGTCACTGCCGCGGGTGGTAGCGCCTCTCCGCGGCATGGCCAGCATGAACTTCTTGTGGCGTTAGTTGTGGCTCTTGGCGGATCGGCTCTGCTTCCTTATTCCAGTTCAACTGCGGAACTGGTCGCCGCAGCGGTTAATGCTGCCGATACAAATGGAGGCGGGGATGTCGTCACCCATAATGGAGCCACCGTCACGAATAGCGGTGATGTCGTCACCCACGACTAAGAGGAAATTAAAAAATGGCCGAACTAACTGATATCCTGGCTGCTCTCGTTCTTCCTGATGCGGTAGGCCCTGATGATCCTGGCGGGGGTTTGAACATCTCCGCAGGAGAAGGCGGCACCAATCAGGGGGCAGGAGGCGCCATCGTTTTGACTGCTGGCAATGCCAATAACGGTATCGGCGGCGCAGCGTCCTTGAGCGGGGGCGACACTCTTGCAGGGGATGGCGGCGGCGTAGCTCTTAACGGTGGCACTACTGCTGATGGCAACGGAGGTGGTGTAGCGCTGATCGCTGCAGCCGGTGGCGGCAACACTTTCGCAGGTGGCGGCGTTTATGCTTATGCCGGCGCTGGAAGCGAAGTCGGGTTTGGAAGCGGCGGTCCTGTCAGTCTTAATGGTGGATCCGGGGGGGCACAATCCGGGGCCGGCGGCGCACTCAGTCTCAATGGCGGGTCCGCCTCTGCTGGCGATAGTGACGGCGGAAACGTCGTTCTTACCCCCGGCGCTAAACATGGCGCGGGTGTTGTCGGGCACATTCTTGCATCTGGTCTCGAAAACTTTGCCGACGATGCGGCGGCAGCGACTGGCGGCGTTCCTGTTGACGGTCTCTATCGGACGGCAAGCGTCGTAAAGGTTCGCGTCACCTAAGACCACTATATCCGGCTGTCGTTTGTCCTGTAGCATGTAGCCGATCGATGAAGTTGGCGCGAAATTCCATCTCTCCGATGTGCCCGACATGATCTGTGGCGAGGCCCCAAATCTCGCCGCCGCAAAGTCGCCATCGCTCACAGAAAGAATAATCCTCAGATAGCTGCCCACCGCCCGGCGCAGTTAGGTGATCGAAAAACCCGAAAAGGATGTGGTCAAGTCGATCCGAATTTCCGGCGGTGTGGCCCGGCTTGCTCTGGGGGATGCCGGACACCGACATAATCTCAAGGGCATCGCGTCGAATGAGGCACAGTCCCATGCCAATACCCCTGACCGGGAGTAGCCCGTGGTTGATGGTTGTGGCTCCCGGATTGAGCGTAGCAGCGAACTCAGACGCGGCGGCAATGGCTCTCTCCATCGTCATGGTTTTGGCGGACTCGAAAAATTTGGCGAGATTCAACCTGCGCATGGGGTAAATGGCGCCGATCACCGGCTTGTCGGCATCCAATAGTGCGGCGACAACATCTGGTGTGAACGTCATGTCGGCGTCGACAAAAAGCAGATGCGTGTAAGTGGTATCGCCCAAGAACGCCGATGCCAGCAAGTTCCGCGCTAACGCAATGTCCGATAGCGAGATATGCCGAAACTTAAAACTGGCGCGGGCGGCGAGCGCGTTTTGTATCATGAATATACTGTCCATTGTCTGAATTTTTACCCAGCCGCCATGGGCTGGCGTGGCGATCAGGATGTTCGGCGTTTTCATGTGGCGTCCTTCGCTGGTGCAACCTTACGTCTACCGAGACACCACCGCCACCACAAGCCCGAGTGATTGAGGACTGGCAGATTGAGACCGGATTGGTATTTGGACTGGTCTGGACCGGTCGCGATAATAGCCTCCGGACCGTCGGCAAAGAAGGCCAATATCCCGGCGCTTCGCGGCAAGATGCCTGTCATTGCGATCAAGGAGAACGTCGAACTCGCACCATGGGCTGACGTGGTCTACGGGTGTGACGCGGCGTGGTGGAAGAAGAGGCTTGGTCTTCAGGAGTTCAAGGGACTGAAGGTTACATGGGCCGGTAGCAATGACCACCGGCCGGCGCCATATCTGGATATCCGCCACGTCGAAATTACGATCAAGTCGGACGATCTGATATTCGAGCCGTCAGGTAAACTTGGTTCAGGCGGAAATTCGGGTTTCCAGGCGCTCAATCTCGCGGTGCAGTTCGGCGCTAAACGAGTCCTGCTGATCGGCTTCGACATGCACGATCGCAGCGGCGCTCACTGGTATGGACGCAATAACTGGCCGCAGGGGAATAATCCAACGGAAGACAACTTTCGTCGGTGGCGCCGCGCCTTTGAACTGGCGGCGCCGAAACTGAAAGAGCGTGGTGTCGAGGTGTTCAATGCTTCGGATATCAGTGTTCTGAGGTGCTTTGAGCGGCGCAAGGCTGAAGATTTTGTGGCTGATTTGGATTCTGTGAATGCTTAAATGATGGCGCTCAACGACAGTATCTGGTTGGGATGGGATCCTCGTGAGGCGTCAGGGTTTGCTGTTGCAAGGTCATCCTGTCGTCGTCATCTGACGCGACCGATACCGATATACGGACTTATCTTGGCCGATCTGCAAAAGGCCGGCATCTATAAGAGGCCAATCGAGTATCGTAAGTGCGTGGTCGACAAGCCGATTATGTGGGACGTCGTGAGCGATGCTCCGCAAAGTACAGAGCATGCCAACAGCAGGTTTTTTATTCCCTACATCGCAAAGACCGGTTGGGCGCTATTCTGTGACGGCGACGTTATCTTTCGATCGAATGTTGCAAGGTTGTTCGAGGGACTGGATCATTCCAAAGCTCTGTACTGCGTGAATCATAAGCGCATACAGGAATCCGGCATCAAAATGGATGGTCAGATACAACAATCATATCCGAGGAAAAACGCATCCTCGATCATGCTTTTCAATTGCGATCATCCTGCGAACAAGGCCCTCACGCTCGACGTTCTAAATAATACGCCTGGGCGATTTCTGCATAAATTCTTCTGGCTTGCTGAATGCGATATCGGAGAGCTGGATCAGTCGTGGAATTATTTGATCGGAGAAACTGAGCCGATCGACAACATAAACATCGGTCACTTCACGCTCGGGCTTCCTGACATGCCAGGCTATGGCGATTGCGAGTTGGCTGACGAGTGGCGAGATAGTTTGAGCGACTGGGCGCGTGGTCCACTGAGTCTCGGTGCCTAAAGCGCTAGTGATGGTGGGAGGCTAACGTCGGGATAGGTGATCAAATTTTGGCCTCGGGCTTTGCCAAGGGCGCGTCAGTAAGAGGCAAGCGAATAGCGTTCGGAGACGGGACGCGAATAATCTGGGATCTGCATTCAGAGCAAATCTTTCGCGGCAACCCTAACGTCGCCCCGCCCGGTACGGAGAAGTCTGGCAATATAGAATGGTTCGGATTCTATAAGGGCAACAGACTTTACAATCGGCGTGAAGGCAATCGGTGGTGTTGGAATTATGAATTCAAAGCAATTCCTGGCGAGGTCTTCCTGACAAAACAGGAGCGTGCCTACGCCGAGACGGCCGGCAGAGGATTTGTCGTTATCGAGCCTAACGTACCGGAACAAAAGTCTGTCGCTCCAAACAAGCAGTGGCCGGTCGCGCGTTACTCGGAGGTTGCAGAAAAACTGAAGTGTGACGGCTACGACGTTGTTCAATTCAGCTACGGCAAGGGGTTCAGGATATCCGCAGCACGTCAGATCATCTCGCCGACGTTCCGGCATGCGGTCGCAATTCTCGCTCGCGCTGCGCTCTACATCGGACCCGAGGGAGGTCTGCACCATGCCGCGGCTGCTGTGGGGGCTCCTGGGGTGGTTATGTTTGGTGGTTTTATTCCTCCCGCTGTTACTGGCTATTCTAGCCACACCAATTTAACCGGTGGCGCTGAAGCTTGTGGATCGTTGTCATTGTGCAAGCACTGCAAGGCAGCGATGGATGCGATATCTGTAGATGAGGTTCTAGAATCTGCAAATGGATACCTGAAACATGACGCACAAGCTGACGTTTGCTCTTGACGAGACTGGTCACGGGAAAGTCCAATTGGACGGGCGCGACATTGCCGCTACCGAGATCATTTATCATGCTGGCGGCGGTGCGGGCATCGCCGAAATTACCCTGAAGATCATGGCAGAGGTCGATGGGGAAGTTGAGATAAAAGAACTGACGAACGTCACTCCCAAAAAGCCAAAGGAGCCGCCGCCTCCTGCTGATGAACTCGGGACTAGTATGCATGGCGGCTGGTCACGAAACTAGGGAGCGGTTTCGTGGTTGATTGGATGCAACCTGTCGGCACCTCCTACAAGGTTCAAAGGCGTGTTGGCGGATTGAACAATGTCCGCCTCGATGGAATCACCGATCTGGTTTTGAGGGCGAAGGGAAAAACGGTTTTCGACATCGGCTGCAACCGCGGCATGGTTGGCTATCAGTTCGCAGAACAATATGCGTCCATCGTTCATGGCTGCGACATCTATGAAGATGGAATCATGGTGGCGCGCGAGGTCTTCGCTGACCTTAGATCGACGGAAGGCCGGTTCGAGGTCGTCGATCTGACCAAGGGTCCAAAGGCGCTTAAGATATTCGAAATGAGCGGGTACGATATCGTGCTGTGCTTGGCGGTGTATCACAAGCTGAAGCGCGTCATGCCGGAAGACAAGTTGACCGAATTAATGATCTTCTTCGGGCATTGGACGAAGAAATATTTCGGGTGGCGTGGCACGGCGTTGTCGCCTGACGAAAACGAGCAGGAGATCAGGCGGCTCGATCGCGATCTCAAGCAGGCTGGGTTGAAGCGGATTCATACGTCTTACATTTCAAATGATCTCGGCGTCGCTGCGATCTGGGGTCGCTAATGATGAAGCAAGTAGAGGGGATTTGGTTTCCGGAAAATGAGCGGCACCTTTGCAAGATGGTGTTGTCGTCTCCGAAGGTGGGTGGGAAGGGTACTTATCAGTACCAAAAACTCGCGTCTGCTCTACAATACGTTAAGCGAAAGGGTTTTGCTTTAGACGTCGGAATGCATGTTGGGCTTTGGTCGATGCATTTGGCGAAGCAGTTTAGGACCGTTGTCGGGTTTGAACCGGTTGCAGAACACATTGAATGCCTGTTATTGAATATGCATGGCTCTAAGAACTGGGAAGTTCACAACTGCGCTCTTGGCAACAAGAGCGGAACGGTAGGACTGAAGTATTTCGACGGCAGTACCGGTAGCACGCAGATCTTGGAGGAGGCTGGCGGCACAACGATGCGCCGTTTGGACGAATTCACATTTAGCGACGCAATCGATTTCATGAAGATTGACGTAGAAAATTATGAGTTTTTCGTCCTTGAGGGCGGCGAGAAAACCATTCGCGCTCATCAGCCCGTTATTATCCTTGAGCAAAAGGGTAACGGAAAGAACGGAAAGCTTACTTATGAAAAAGACCAGTATGCATCGCTTGATCTACTGAAATCTTGGGGTGCAAAACAGAAATTTGAAATGAACGGTGATTATTGTTTGAGTTGGAGATAGGAATGCAGAATTTCGGTCGGCAATCATGAGATACCTTAGCGACGCGATATGGGCGAGGGACTGATGGCGTCGTACAAGGCCCTGCAGAATGAAGCCGAACACGCGCGGTTTGCTGAAATACTGAAGACGGAAGGCGTCACAAGTTATCTCGAGATCGGGTCCAAGTTCGGCGGATCGTTCCGTCGCGTCGGCGATGCTCTGCCGAAGGGATCGCGGATGGTAGCGGTCGATCTTCCGGGCGGGACAAAAGACTGGGCGCAGACGCGGGTATCGCTGCTCGCCTGCATCGCAGACCTGAAGGATATGGGCCACGACGCTCGCGTGATCTGGGGCGACAGCACGGCGCGGGATGTCGTTGAACAGGTACGCGCGCTGGGGCCATACGACTGCGTTTTCATAGACGGAAATCACACGGCTCCGTATATCGCAAAGGATTGGAATAACTACGGCGCGATGAGCAACAAGATCGTTGCGCTCCACGATATCTCATGGAAGCGGCCGGCGGATTTCGCAAGCTACCGCATCGACGTTCCGGAATTCTGGAATGAGTTGAAGTCCGGTTACCGGCACGAAGAGATAAAGATGGAAGAGAAAGACAATGGCATCGGTGTGCTGTGGAAGGTCTAGGCGCACTCTGGATTACGACGTGGAGATGGTCAGACAAGTATCCCGGACACTATGTTGAAAGGCTGAAGTCTTCTGTCTCTCGTAACTTGGAACAAGAGCATCGTTTTGCGGTATTTGCTCCAGATGAAGAGGACGAGTATCTCACCAAGATTCCAGGGTGCTTCTGTCGTCTTAGATATTTCTCAACGGAATGGCAGGAGAGACAAGGCATCAAGCCCGGTGATCGTATCGTCTGCATCGATCTTGATGTGGTAGTAACCGGTTCTCTAGATGTGTTGTTCGATAGGGATGAGTCCTTTGTTATCTTAACAGGAGCAAATTCCAGCAACCCATGTCCGGTGAATGGATCTTTACAGATGCTCCGTGCTGGCGAGCATCAGAATGTGTGGAAGGATTTTAGTCTCAAGAACGCGTCGATGGTAAGGTACGATTCGTTTCCAGACGACCAAGCGTTTATTTGGGATCGAATCCCGAATTATGCTGAGTGGAAGGCGGGGCCAGAGAGTGGCGTCTATTCGTTTCAAAAAACAACGTGGCCCAAGGGCAACGATCTACCAAACGACGCGCGCATAGTCGCCTTTCCAGGTTGGCGCGATCCTTCGCGGTTTACAAGTCTGGACTGGGTCAAACAACACTGGCGATAGGTCGCCGAAGCAGTCATAAATAAGCGAGCCGCCAAGGTGCTGAAACGCCCTGACGGCTCTAACCAAGAGCGGAACGTGCGAGGTTCAGCAGATGGCTAAGACTCGAATACAACAAATCCCGTCCGGTTCATACGTCTATCAACTCATTGTTGATGATGTCGTTCGCTATATCGGCAAGGGAACCGGTCGCAGGGTTCATAATCATTTCTCAATTGCCGCCACCTTAAATAGACGGCGCGCCGCTGGTGAAAAAGTTAAGTCAACAATATTGTATAATCGACTCGCCAAGGCACTAAGGACTGGTCGCTCAGTAGATCATAAGATTGTCGCTGATGGCCCTACATCGGATCAGGCGTACTCGCTGGAGATAGAATCAATTTCCTCCATTCCGTCTGGACAATTGTGGAACGTGAGGCCCGGTGGTGTAGGTATGGATTCTGAGACGCTCAGAATTATGTGGAAAGACCCAGAGTATCGAGCCCGCCGAACAAAAATGTCTAGGGATATGTGGGCGAGCGATGAGCATCGTAAAATTATGAAGATGTTTTGGTCTGATCCTGAGCAGATTAAGCGTCAAAGAGAGACTATGCTGGTTAGGTGGGCTGATCCAATTTACCGAAAGAAGTATTTGAAGGATCGCGATACTCCAGAATATCGAAGCAGAATAAGCAAAAGATCAAAAGAAAATTGGCAAGACGATAGTATCCGCAGTAAAATGCTGGCGGCACTCAAGGCTAAAGACACTCCGGAAAGGCGCGCTAAGGCCAGTAAGCATCAGTCAAAGATATGGGAATTGACTGACTTCAGGGACAAGTTACTGACGGCGTGGTCCGATCAAGAAAGGCGGGCACGGCAAAGTGAGATGGCAAAATCTTTATGGTCATCAAACCCAGACCGACGTAAGGCTAGATTTTCTGAGGATGGTTCTAGGGAAAAACAAAGCGCTATGGTTAGGGCCAAATGGGCCGACCCGGCTTACAGAGAAAAGCAAAAAATTGCACGGGCCAATGGCAAAAAGCGGGTAGAGACGAAATTCAGCGAAAAGAGAAGCGCTCTTGCTAAGGCAAGGTGGGCAGATCCAGAGTTTCGAGAGAGGACCGTGGCTGCCATAAGACGCAGTAAGTCGGCAGCAAAGTGATTGAGCCAAAAATGGCTTGCTTATACGTCCCGCATGGGCTTTCGCGGCCGAAGGCCAATTTGTTCGACAGGATAGGATCAAAGCTCGGCAAGGTAGTCCGCGGCAACGTCGCTGAACTGGCGTCGCTACCGGATGACGTGACGCCGATTGTTGGTTGTTCTCCGGAACTGACGCCACTAATAGCAAAATGGCGATCAACAAATCGTCGGCATTGCTATTGGGATCGCGGATATTTTTTGCGCGTGTACGCAACGCATACGCCGCGCGGTGAAAATGGCGGGATGTTCCGCTGGCATATGAATTCGTATCAACTTCAGTCGCTCAGAGACGTCCCAGGAGATCGCTGGAAGGCCGCCTACAACCAGATCAGGAAGTCTCGGGAGTGGCGCTGGTCCGAAATGAAACCAGATGGGATGCCTTGGCAGACGAGCGGCGCGCACATCGTTGTGGCGATGCCGACGCCAACCTATTCTAGGTTTCACGGTTTGGATAACTGGACCGAGACGACGATCGCCGAACTCAAGAAGTATACCGACCGCAAGATCATCACGCGCGATAAGGAAGACAAGCGTCCCCTCCAGGAAGACTTGAAGGGCGCCCATGCGCTGGTGGCTCACGGTTCAATTGCTGCGGTTGAGAGTGTTATTTGTGGTGCTCCGGTTTTTGTTTGCGCGGACTCCGCGGCGTCTCTGGTCGGACAAACCGATCTCTCGAAAATAGAAACACCGGTCTATCCGGATCGGCAGATGTGGTTGAACAACCTCGCCGCGAATCAGTGGTGCGAGGCCGAGCTCACGGATGGCACCTTATGGCGAATGCTGGGATCATGAAGAAAGACACTCCACTACAAGAATGGTTGCCTACCAGATTCTGCTCTTCCGATGAAAAGGATCCTGGCTTTGCCAATTGGCAAGAGGCGCAAATTCGTGGTTTGACCGTTCACACCTACCTTGATGGAGTGGAACAGGAGATGGTCGACATGGTCGACAGCCTTGAAGGCTGCTTCAGGCGCTGCAAGGTGGATGCGGACGGTAATATCTGCGTCGATGGCGACGAGATAGTTACCGAAATAGTTCGAGGTGCAGTCGAGATCGTTCTGAAGGGCGCTTCATAATGATCCACCGCCTCGCCCTCGTAGAGAACTCGAGGGTCGGCATTGGGACGAAGGTTTGGCAGTTCGCCAGTGTGATCCGGGGCGCGGAAGTAGGTGATGACTGCAACATTGCAAGCAATGCGATCATAGACGGCGCGAGGCTGGGTGACGGATGTCTTGTCGGGCACGGATGTTCGATCAATCCCGGAACGAGAATAGGCGATCAGGTCTTCATAGGGCCACTGTCGACGATCTGTAACGATCGGTGGCCTCGGGTGAGCAAGGACGGGTTTGACGTCTCGGCGCTGCTCCTCAAGAGCGTGGCGACGGTGGATATCGAGGATGGAGCAAGCATCGGCGCCGGGTGTCAGATCCTTCCAGGCGTCAGTATCGGTACTCATGCGGTGATCGCGGCAGGGTCGACCGTCTGCAAGAATGTCAAGGCGCACTACCTGCACAAGAGGTCAGGGGAATGTGTGCCGCTAAGTCCGCGGGCGCCGGAGCGGATGCCGTTGGCTGGATGCTTCACGTAAATATAACCAAAGGAGAATCACATGACACCTTCTGAATTCAAGGCTTGGTTCGATGGCTTCACAGAAGCCTTCACGGGTTGCCCGACGAAGGCCCAATGGTCGCGCATCAAGGCGCGCGTGGCAGAAATCGACGGCAAGCCTGTGACCGAGCGCGTTTATGTCGATCGGTACTTGCCCGGCCTTCCGGTCTATCCGTACTACCCGTACCGTCACTACTTGAGCGGTTTAGGCGTCGGCGGACTCACCGCTGGTCAAAGCATGGTGAGCAACGCGACACCGGCAATTCCGGTCACCTTCAACTCAGCACAGGCGATGGGCGACCTTGGTCGCGCCGAGGCATCGGGACTCGCAAACTAAAAAGGTCTGCGCTGCACAAAAATAAGATGCTCACGGTGGCGTCATGTCTTTGGAGTGCTAACAAACACTCCAAAGACTTCTCTCGATGCTACAACGAAGGCTGGGTCGACAAACTCTATCGCGGCTTCGCACGAAACCTGACGGTCCCGTTCCGGTTCGTGCTGTTCTCCGACAGGCCAAGGAAGTTCTCGGAACCGATCTTTCAGCAACCATTGGTCAGCAAGAAACTGGACTACGGATGCTTCACGGAGCCATACAAACTTAACGAGCCGATGATCCTGGTGGGGCTGGATACGATCATCGTTCGCAACATCGATCACATGGCGGAATATTGTTTGACGGGCGACAAGATCGCTCTGCCGCGCAATCCGTACAAGCCTGAGCAATCGATCAACGGCGTAGCGCTGGTGCCGGCTGGACATCGCAAGGTGTTCGACGACTGGCGCGGCGAGAACGACATGGAATGGCTGCGGACGTTTCCGTGGCAGGCGATAGATGATCTGTGGCCGGGACAGGTGCTTTCGTTAAAGGCGCATCGCGTGCGAGATATCGGCATCGGTGAAGCGCGCGTCGTTTACATGCACGGAAAACCGAAGCAGCCAGATCTGATGCATCTGGATTGGGTTCGCAACAACTGGTCGTGACGCAATGGCGAAATGTCAAATCTGCGGTCTCGAGCACAAGTTTAAGTGTGTCCTGGTCAAAGCCATCGAGTATTACCCAGACGGCAAGTTGAAGCGTGTCGAATATCTGACGCCTGCCGACATGGCGCCACAGCAGCAGCTATCGCTCGCTAATGTCGCGCCTTTCGGAACGCGCCAGTAATGGAGCGTTAGCATTGAGGATGCCATTCACCGCCGGTCTGCCGGAGACCGGATGCGGTGCCGGATCGATGGTGGCGAGTACGTCTGGCATCAGAGCGTGGTTGCCGCAACTGTTGGCAGAATTTGAAATCAGGACTCTGCTGGATGCGCCGTGCGGTGACTTCAACTGGATGGCGCGAACCGATTTATCCAGTGTCGACTACATCGGATGCGACTACGACGAGGAGCATTGCATCTCGGCAAGGTCGCGGGAGTCGCAACCGTTTCAGTTCAGGCCGCGTTCCAAAAAGGTAATGACACTGGATATCTGCCGGGACTTGCTGCCGCCCGCAGACCTGATGCTGTGCAGGGATTTTCTGCAACATCTGCCTAACGAGATGGTGTCGGTAGCGCTCAAGAACTTCCGTACCAGCGGCATCTCATGGCTGCTGGCGACGTCTCACGGTAACGAAGAGAACGCAGATATTCCGAAGTGCGGCATGTTTCGTCCGCTCAATTTGACTGTCGCGCCGTTCAATCTACCAGCGCCGCAACAATCGATTACTGACCACGGTCGCATTCTTGGACTATGGCATCGAAGCGAGATTATAGAGAATTAGCAGTCACCAACGCCGCAAATGGCGATCTTAGGAGGAGAGCGCCGTGGCGACATATGTAAAATACGAAACCGCTATCGAGAAGCTTTGCAACAAGCTTATCGATGCCTTCGGCACAACCGACGTCTGGAAGGCGATCATTCACACAGATGCGCCTACGGTAGCCACCGATAGCACTATTGCAGATCTGACCCAGATCAGCGGCACGAACGGCTACACGACGGACGGCGCCGATATCACGTTCAACTCGACGCGCTCGGGCGGCACGGTGACGGCAACCGGAACTGACGTTGTGTGGACGGCATCGGGTGGCAATCTCGGTGGCAGCACGACCGGGCGCTACATCACGATCTATGATGATACGTCTGCTGCGAACGATGTGTGGGCGTCGTGGGATTACGGTGCGACGTTCACGATCGCTACAGGAGAAACGCTTACCCTGGACTTCGGGGCAAGCCTTTTCACTATTGCCTAGCTCAATCGCGAAGGTGGTGGGGTTTTGTACTGGTTGAGTATCGCTTCAGCGATTTGCGATGCCTCGGTTTTAGGAACCAAAAGCACGAGCGGCTGTGCGTCTGCAAAGTCAAAACGGAGCATGGTGCCGCCGCTTCGGCGCTCAAGCGCCACCGACCACTTGCCAATCTGGATGATTTCAATTTCGGCCATATGCAGTTCCTCTAAAAGCCGGATTATCTTAGCATGAAACCGCATTCCCTTAGCACTATTACGCTTGGTCCACCGTTTATCACCCCGGCACAGAAGGCGATGGCGCGTCGCCACGCGACATTTAAGGGCGAAGTATTGCCTGAGACGCAAGTCCCAGCATGTCCGCGCGTGAAGGTGGCCGATCTTCCGGAAGGTCACTTAAAGCAGAAGCATATCGATCATCTGGAACAAAATCAGCAGATCGCTTCCTGTTGTCGACACCCTGAAAACCACGAAGTTGAGGCGCGGAAAAGTCACCCCGACGAACAGGCACCGGACATTTACATTTTCCATTGCCATTGCGGGAAAAAGCACAGGTTCTTTTGCGTCGGCCAGTTTGATGAACGCCCCGTTTGGGATGCTTCATAATGCGATCCCGCAGGTGATGATGCAATTCAACGGCGGATAGCCGATGACCGTCAAAGTCATATTCATCACGGCGGTTGGTGCCGGCACTTTCACAATCCCTGCCGACTGGACGGCAACAAACAGCATCGAGGTCATCGGCGGCGGCGGCGGCGGTAGGACTGCGGCGGGTGCTGGAGCCGGTGGCGGCGGCGGCGGTCAATACAGGAAGATAACAAATGTCGCCGGTCTTTCCGGAGCGCTCAATCTCTCGGTCGGCGCGACAGGTGCAGCGGGCGTTAACGGCGGCGACACCTGGTTCAATGGATCGTCGCTCGCCGCGGCTACGGTCTCGGCAGGAGGCGGCAAGGGCGCTACATCTGCGACCGGTGGCCTTGGAGGCACCGGTGGCATCGGCGGTGCCACAACATTCAACGGCGGCCCTGGCGGCCTCGGCGGTGCGACGGCGCTCACGGGCGGCGGCGGCGGCGGCGCGGCTGGCACCGGTGGTGTCGGTGGCACTGGTGGTGCGGGCGACAACACGACGGCCGGTGCGGACTTCGGCGGCGGCGGCGGTTCTGGCGGAGGAACAAGCGGCGCGGGTGGTAATGGCGGTGCTGGTACGACCAGTGCTGGCACGGCTGGCACCAACGCCAACGGTGGCGGACCGGGCGGCGCGGGCGGGTCTGGTGCGGGAGTTACCCCAACTGCCGCGACCGGCATGTGGACGTCGACCCACTTACCCGACACGACTACGCCTTCGGTGGTCGGCGCGGCGACTGGCGGTGGTGGAGGCGGCGGCGGATCTGCCGCAGGCAACGGCGGCAACGGCACAAATTACGGTGGAGGCGGCGGTGGTGCTGGTTTGGGAACCGGTGGCACGGGGCAGCAGGGCCTCATCGTTATCACCTATACTGCCAATACCATCCTTAGTGCGGCAGGAGGTTCTTACGCCCTAACCGGTACGGCGGCGACGATCAAGGCCGGAAGGCGCACCACGGCTGCTGCTGGTTCGTATGCAGCGTCCGGCACTGCGGCTACCTTGCTCCATGCATGGCGATCGTCCGCAGGCGCTGGTTCTTATTCGCTTACGGGCACCGCGGCGTCTATCAAACATGGTTGGGTTTTAGCCGCCGGTTCGGGTTCTTATGCGGTCACGGGCACGGCGGCCACTCTCAGGAAGGGGTACTCTCTAGGCGCTGGCGCCGGTTCATACGCGGTCTCTGGTCAGGCAGTAACACTCCGCCGAACCTATATTCTTGCCGCTGCTGCGGGATCCTATTCGGTCACCGGCACGGCAGCATCTATCAAGCGCGGACTCAATGTCTCTGCTGGTGCCGGAAGTTACGCGCTCAACGGAACTGCTGCCACTGTAAAATACGGACGCGTCGTCGTTGCTGGTGTCGGGTCATATGCTGTCTCCGGGACTGCAGCGACATTGCGGGCAACGCGCGCTCTGGCCGCGGCGGCTGGTTCGTATGCCGTCACCGGAACTGCCGCCACTCTTGACAAGGCATCAAAACTATCCGCCGTCTCCGGCTCGTACTCTGTCAACGGCGCCGTGGCAGCGCTCAAGGCCGCGCACGTTCTGTCGGCAGTTGCCGGATCCTATGCTGTAGCCGGAGCAGCGGCGGCACTTAAGATCGGTCGTCGTGTTGCGGCCGTTGCCGGAAGTTATGCGTTAACCGGCAGCGACGCCGCGCTGACCAAGAGCGGCGGCTTATCGGCCTACACGCTGGTTGCTGGCGCTGGTAATTATGCTCTCACTGGCGCGGCAGCCAATGTCACGGTCCGGCGCAAACTCGCGGCGGTTGCTGGCGCCTATTCTCTGACCGGCATCGCAGTCAATCTTGCGATCAGCCGCAAGTTGAATGCGATCACTGGCAGCTACAGCCTGACCGGCAACAACGCGGCTCTTATCAGTAGATCATGGCTTCCCGCATCGGCGGGGAGTTACGCACTCACAGGCGCTGACGCTGGCTTTACGATCGGACTCTATACTCCGATCAATCCGGATTGTGTGATTTCGATTGCTGCGGAAGACAGGTCCATAGCGATCGTCTCCGAAGATCGAATGATCTCAGTAGGCGCTGAATACAGGCTTATCTCGCTTGCTTCCGAGAGCCGACAAATTCCGGCATAGAAAGTCCATCGCATGGCCCTGAGTTGGACGCCGCCGAAAGACCCTGACGAGGTCAAGGACTACGGTGTCGATTGGGCTTTACTGTTGGATACGGACACCATCAGCACGTCGACATGGACGGTGCCTGCTGGAATCACCAAGAACAGCGACAGCAACACGGACACAACGACAACGGTATGGGTATCGGGCGGAACGGCCGGAGATTCCTATTTGCTGCAAAACCGCGTCGTGACGGCCGGCGGTCGAACCTATGACAGAACCTGTAAACTCAAGATGAAGAATCTCTGACGTGCTCAGCATCGCCGATCCAAATGATGACAGGTCACTTCTCACAACGGCAGAACTGCGAGCCGCAGCTGGTTTAAGTTCGGGCGACTCCAGCCAGGACGCAACCCTCGTACCGCTCGGCGCCTACGTCAGCGCCGTCATCACCAAGGCGTGCAAGGTGCCTTCTGCGGGTGCGCTAGAGCCAACGATGCGGCTCGAGACGGTGACCGAGACATTTCTGTTCAAGAGCTTGCAGAAGTCTTTGGTGCTGGCACGTCGTCCTGTAGTCGAGTTGGTATCGGTGACGCAGACGAGCAGTCTTTTGTCGGAGACCGAATACTCTCTCGATGCGGCTGCAGGAATTCTCTATCGTGCGAACATCGCTGGATATCATTACACGATGCCAAACGGACCGTGGGGCTGGTGGCCTTGCGGCAATACTGTGATCGAATACAGCGCAGGATATGAAGATGTTCCGGCTGACCTGAAATATGCAGCTATCAAATTCGTTCAGGCGGAGATCGCTCAAGGATCGCGTGATCCGAATTTGAAGATGCTCGAGATAACCGGTGTGAGTCGGCGAGAATGGTGGGTTTCTGACAAACAGCTTAATACGTCGGCTGTGCCCGGCGAAGTGATGGATATCCTCACTCGCGGCGGTTATGTGAATGGCCTTTCGTTCGCATGACGCAAGCAGAAAGGGAGATTGCCGATCTCGATTTCTCGCTAGCCAATGACGGTCAGACCATCACGCTGACTCGAGGCGCAGCTTCCGTGGATTGTGCCGCCTTCGTGCGCGATCTCAATCCTAACCCGCTGGTCGACACCATTTCCCAGCAAGAGTTCAAGATCATCATATCTCCTACTCAGATAGATGCGGCAGTGTGGCCGTCGGCTCCAAATAGTCCGCCTCCTGCAGTCGACCCCAGAATTCCTATCAAGGGTGACGCTCTATTGGTGGCGGGACGTAAGCGTACCGTCCAGGGGGTGCTGCCGATCTTTATTGGGGCTGTGCTGGTACGCATAGAAATGAAAGCGCTAGGATAGAATCGTGGAAGTCGCCATCAAGATTATCGGTGCATTCGAGATAGCAAAACTACAGTTGACGCCCGGCGATGTTCTAGTTGTCAAAACAGATCGGCCAATGTCGCAGGACGCAACCGAGAGAACCAGGAAGCATCTCACAGGCATTCTGCCGCAGGGTGTGAAGACAATGATTATCGATAGAGGCGTCGATCTCTCGATTCTGACAAAGACTGAAATTGACGAACGGATCGGCTGAGTGGCCTGACTGGTCTGGTGAAACGGCAGTCATCGTCGGCACTGGCCCAAGCGCAGCAAAGATTGAACCGGGATCGTTTCGCTCGATAGTTATCAAGAGTTCATGGAGGCTGTTGCCGACCGCGGATGTTCTATACGCGCTCGACGTCGGCTGGTGGCTCGCCAACCAGGGCGCTCCGAAGTTCAAGGGAATGAAGGTCTCTCCGTCTCCTACGGCGTGCAGGGTTTACAAGTTGAGGAAAGTCAGTCTCAAGCCACGCGCTGAGATATTGACGGGAGAGATTGGAGTGCTGGGTTGCGGTCTGCGGACCGGCGGCGGCTTCTCCGGGTTTCAGGCGATCAACCTAGCCATTCAATTTGGAGCGAAGAAGATCGTTCTGGTTGGCTTCGATATGAACGGTGGTCACTGGAGTCCGGATCAACGCGGCGTCGGCAAGCCAGATGCCGCGAGGACGGCGTCATGGCGCGTTGCGCTGGATGCCTGCGCGCCGCAGTTCAAGTCTCTCGGTGTCGAGGTCATCAATACCGGTGAGCACTCGGCGCTGACGGCTTATCCGAAAATGTCCTTGGCTGAAGCGCTTGGAGTAAGGCATGGCGGTTCGAGTCAAGGTCACGCCGTTCAACCTGAATTTCAAATACGTGGCACCGAAGATCTTTACGAAAGAAGCGCAGACGCAATTATTCGCTGAGTTCGCTCAGGAAAGAATCGACGACGCCAAGGCGCAGAACGCAAGAGTTCTCGGTAGTGTTCCGCCGTACACGGTCTCGGTTGACGGCAGACTAGGAGCTCCGCTGTTATCCGCCAAGCCAAACGGCATCGGCGTTTACGTCGAGTTCGAGTTGGTGTTTGAGGCGGTCGTGTTTGTCGGAGAGATGCTGGAAAGATTCTCTCCGGTAAAGTCTGGACGCTATCAGAAGTCACACGTTCTGATCGCGGACGGTGTGGTGGTTGAAGATGGCGCGCCGCCGCCAGTCGCCAGGGTTTACAAGTATTTCAATATACAGCCCTACGCGAGGCGTATCGAGCGAGGATGGTCGTCGCAGGCTCCTGATGGCGTCTACCAAACGGTCGCCACCCTTCCAGAGGTTAAGCAAAAGTTCGGCAACGTCGCCAAGATCACCTTCGGATACGAGACACCACTGTTCGGCGCGATCGACGCCTGGGCCAGCAGTCCTGCCGGCGTTGCTTGGGGCAAAAAGAAACGCAAGGGCGCCAAGGGCCAAGCAGAGTGGCTTCGTCGCCAGCCAGCGGTTATCATAACGCTATAGGTATCCAATGCCGTCAGCCGTTGTCGAATCTGCATTCAGGGCGCGGTTGGAAGCTAACTGGGATACCGCTAATGGCGTGATCATTGGCTCCAACGACGTCACGGAGCCACCAGCAGACGGCTCTCCGTTTCTTCTGATCCAGTATCCGGTTGTCCAAAACAAGAGACCGATGTTGACAAAGAGGCGCTTCGAGGAAGGCGCGGCTCGTATCATCTACAACGCACAGTCCGGCTCTGGTCTCGAAGGTCCGCTGGCTAAAGCCGACACCATCACAGCGGCATTTCGCGGCGACAGGCTGAAGATCGGTTCATCGCAAAATGTCGAAGTCTTCGAGCCGTCATCTCCGATCACCAACGACAACAACGAAGACGGCAACTACTTCGAACTGGCTGTGATAGTCCCGTATAGATTCCAGTTCGACGTCGCTTCGGGCGACAGTCCTTAACCGGCAATCCGAAATCTCAAATTAACGAATCCTGACGGGCGAAGCCCACTCGTCGGGTCGCTCACTATTGCTGCGCGGGCTGCAGCTTCTCTGGCGTCTCTGCATGAGCGCCCCCTAAATTAAGGAGATGGGTCATGGCGGGTGATGTCATCACGGCGTCAGGTACACGGGCGTTTATCGGTCCAGCGGCCACTTCCACAATGGACACTGTCGCCGAGTTTGAGGCAGTGTCGGTATGGACCGAGATTGGTCTTGTGGAGTCGGTTGGAGAGTTCGGCGACCAGGCCAACAAGGTCACGTTCGAGGCACTGGGCGACGGTCGCGTTCGCAAGTCAAAGGGTGCACGAGACGCGGGCACGTTGGCGATTGTTTGCGGACATGATCCGACTGACGTTGGTCAGGCTGCGCTGATCGCGGCGGAAGCTACGAACGTAAATTATGCGTTCAAGCTCATCCTTCCTGACGGACCAGTTGGCTACAGCGACACCATCCAGTATTTCCGCGGGCTAGTGATGGGTAAGCGTCTGAACGTCGGCAATAACGAAAATATCGTGCGCCGAAACTTCAGCGTCGAAATCAACTCCGAGGTCTTCGAAGACCCGGCGTCAACGTAAGTGCAATTTATACCGGACGGCGCATTCGTGCCGTCCGGATTTTTATTTTCTATGGAGCCGTTATGAAGATCGAATCGCTAGAACTTACGGAAGAGCAGAAAAAACTGGTCGAGGTTGGCGCCTGGGTAGACGAAATCCCTGACCTTGGTGGCGTCCGCCTGAAGGTTCGTGGTGCCAACAACAAAGATTGGCGGCGTATGGCCCAGCGCTTGGTCAACGCCGTACCTCGCAATAAAAAAGTAAATAACGTTCTCGATCCGGATGAAGCCGACCGCGTATCGGCCACCATCCTGCTCAATACCGGATTGCTGGATTGGGACGGAATTGAAGGCGATGACGGACAGCCGATTCCATACGACAAGAAGAAAGCCGCGCTGTATCTGGCCGGAGAGCGCTTCCGGGCAGGCGTGCAGATTGCCTGCGAGCGTGTTGCGCAAGGTATTGAAGATAAGGTGGAGGAGATCGCGGGAAACTGACCGCGGCGCAGGGGTGGTACGGCAGGTACGGAATTCATCTAGAGGCTTGGGATCGCCGCTTCATCAGGGGCGACACGGATATCCCGGCGGCCTACTACGAGCGCCCCGAGATCGATGATGACACTCGGTTTTATTTGCTCGCATGGAATGAACTCGTGACCGAGCGCCCGGTCATAGCAACCATGGCAAGCGTGAGTTACGGCGTGATTCCGCGCTCGAAAATAAAGTCTTACGCCGAAGATGATCTTGGGTTGATCGGCGAAGAAGTCGATTTGTTCATCGCCATCATGCGTCGGGTCGAAAGCAAATCGAGAGTTGCAGCCACTCCCGATCCGGAAATGGCAGATCAGGTTTCTGCCGGCGATACTGCTGGCGTGAAAAGAATTGTTTCTGGTCTCGCTAAAAAACGACCGCCACGCGCAATCAACAAGCCCAGAGTGAGGCATCCCCGATGAGAGAATCCGATCTCGTCGCCACGATGACGGTTCACTACGCCTCGGATGGCGAGGGTGCAGTCGCGGCAGGCGCCAATACGGTTGCGGCGGCCCAGGATCGGGTTTCCGCATCCGCGCAGGCGATGGCAACCTCAACAGAGGCGGCGGCGCGCCGCCAGGTCTCCGCCGCCGCTGCATACGACGCCCTGTCAAGGAGACTGGATCCGGCCTCCCGTGCGTTTTTAGAATTGCAAAGAAACACCGCGGACTATAATCGGATTCTCGCTCAAAATTCGGAAGCCCTAGATCGGGCCGGACAACCGCTTTCGGTATATCGAGATAGGTTGAACGCTGCTGCGGTGGCGGCGGAGAACCTGCGTCGCCAGCAATTGAACGCTTCCGTCAATCAGGGCGCTGGCTTTAATCCGTCAGCAGCAAACACCAGCACTTATGCCGCTCAGTTTGCGGGCATGGCGGATGCAGCAGATGCCAAGGCGCGCCAGATCGGCCAACAATTTGGTGTCTCGCTTGATGAAAGTCTCATAGCTGGCGTTGCCAAGTCGGCCAGAGATTCTTCAAGTATCTTTGCTGCTGAGATGGATCGACTGGATACCATCTCTCAGCAAAAGGCCATGCAGGTCGGCAAGAATTTCCAGGAAGGTCTGGATGCAAGCCTGATCGCTGGCGTCTCCAAGTCGGCGCGGGACTCGGCGACGGTGTTTACCGCTGAATTGGATCGTCTTGACACTATCGCGCAGCAAAAGGCAACGCAGATAGGAAAGAATTTCCAGGACGACCTCAACAAGAGTTTCAATATTGGTGGATCGTCCAAGTCTGCATCACAGTCGGCTGATGTGTTCAAGGAAACAATTATCGCGCAGGAAGATGCGGTAACGCGCCTGCGCACTGCCATCAATCCGCTTCAGGTCGAGCAAGGCAAACTCGGCGTCGAGATGGCGAACTACAAGACACTACTTCAGCAAGGGAAAATCACAACAACTGAGTATGCCCAAGCACAGGAGATGGCAGGCAAGCGCCTATTCGACTTCAATCAGAACCTGCATCAGGTCGGAGCCGGAGGTCGTGTCGCAGCAAACGAGATGACTAACCTATCGTTCCAGATCAATGACGTGATCTCTGGCCTGGTAATGGGACAGTCGCCGTTTCGTATTATAGCCCAGCAGGGCGGCCAATTTTTCCAGATCTTCCAGCAATCGAAATCCAGCATAGCTGATTTCGCCAGATCGTCTATCGACTGGCTAGGTAGTCTGTTCACGGTCGGTCGCGTTGCGTTCGGAGGAATTGCCACAGCAATCGGCGGCGTTATTTACGCTAACGCAAGTTATATTTCATCACAGCGAGAGGTGAATCAATCTCTCATTGGAATTGGTGCGAGGACGCAAACGACTGCTGCGCAGATCAACGACTTCGCCAAGCAGAATGCCAGCGCGACCGGGTTGTCAGTTGATCAGGCCCGCACGGTTGCGGTTGAGTTTACAAAGACTGGCAATATCGCGGTTGCCGGACTTACGGGTGTTGGCAATGCCATCCACGGTTTCTCCGTTCTAACGGGTCAAAGTGTTGACGAAGCGTCAAAGACATTCGCCAAGGCATTCAGTGGAGATGTGGCTACAGGCGCAGAGGAACTGAATAAAACCTACGGATTCCTCAATGCATCGACGAGAGACTACATTAGAACGCTCGAACTTCAAGGCGACAGATCCAAAGCAATTCAGGTCGTCCTCGACGCTATTGCTAAGGACAATAAGCGTGCTGAGGACAGCGTCAGCCTTCTGACCAAGGCGTATGACTTGTTGGCGAACGCTGCATCGAAGGCAAAGAATGCAATCGGTGCTGGAACTGCGCCTCAGTCAAATGAGGATCAGCTAGCGGCGCTAGAAAAACAGAAGGCCGCACTTGAGCAGCCATCCCAGCAGCGCTTCACGGATCCTTCTCGACTTATTACGGGGCTATTCAGTGGAAGCGTTGTTTCGCCAAGTTTGGATAGTATCAACAAGGCGCTCGATGTCCTGAAGGAAAAGATTGCAGGCATAAAGGCCGATAATATCGCGAAACAGTTTCAGGCGTGGTCTCTAGCCGCTGACGACGTAACCAAAGCGACCATTCCCCAGATCAAGCAACTGGAAGACTTGCAAAAGGCTGAAATGGCCTTGGTGCTTGGCCGCAACCTTAATGATCCAAGGGCAGATGCTGCTCTGACGTCTAATCGAAATCAGCAGGCATCTACCAAAGAGGCAGAAGGGGATGCGGCTCGCTACGGCCAGCGCGTCAAGGAAATCAGTCAGTCATGGGCTGGCGTCGGTCAATCAACCGCACTGGCATTACAGGCATCGAGCAACAACCTGCCCGTCATTCAAGCTGTTGGCGGCGCTGCGAGGATGGCAGCGCAGTATGCGGCAGATTATTGGAATGCCTTGGACAAGGGCAAGGCGCCCGCAGACGCGCTCTCATTGGCGATCGATAATCTGGCGAATTCTCAAGCCGCGGCTAATTCCTCCGTGCAAGCGCAGACATGGAGCCTGCAGAACAATCTCGGTGTATCGCAGGCATGGACTGCTGCGACCCAAATGAAGGCCCAGGCGGAAGCCACCTATAATCAATTGCTTCACGATGGCGTCTCTGCGGAAGTAGCAGGCGCCGCCGCTGCGGCTCAGTATGCGGATTCAAAAGCAAAAGCAGTCGCATCAGCCGAGAAGCTGGTTCAGTCCTCACAGGACAGCGTCGACAAGGCATTGGTCCAAGGCACCGCAATGGAGTCGGTGGTCAATGCATCTATTGCATATCGTGATGCCATGCAGGCGGGCGCAACTGCGACGCAAGCTGCCGCTATTTCGGCAAATACGCTAGAGGCCAGCTTAATCAGTGCCGCGCAGGCAGCTCAGAAGGTCGATGCTGCCGCAGCCAATGCTGCAACGGCAGCGTATATCGCGGGAGGTGGAGGAACTTTCAAACCTGAAATAATGCCGTCAGGAACGCATAGCTTTGTCGCCGATTCAAGACTCAATGTGTCCTACCGGGGTGGTGGCGGCGGAATGAGATTGGACGTTGGGCAAAAAAGCGGTGCCGATGGCGTTGGTTCAGGGCAATCGCCTCCCGCACTTACCTCGGATCAGATTGCAAATCTATTGCTCGCGTCTGGGGGGTTAGATAGTGCCATCGGCGCTGTTCAGAAATTACCATCCCAACTCGACCCGAGCGGCACCCTGTCAACCCTCTTTGGCCTCAAGAATTCTCAGACCACGGATAACGCTTCGAAAATTGCGAACGACCAGCAATTTCTTGGCTGGCTTCAAGCCCAGCCGCAGACAATTGCTAATCTTCAGGCGATCGCATCTCTCACGTCAGAGATTCAAACGCTTAGCAAGGCGACCGACGCCAATACGGCGGCGACGCAGGCGACGCTCAACCCGCTCTATTCGCAGGGCCACGGCGCGTTGGCGATCGGTTACTACAAGGCGGCTGCTGGACTCGACATGATTGCTCAAGGGCCTACATCCGGCGATCAAGTCCCATTTCATGCCATGATCAACGGCGGGGAGCGAGTTCGGATAGAACCCGCGGGGCAGAGCAGTAACGACAACTCTCGTCAGATATCGGTCGTCCAGAATTTCTACGGAATTTCGAATAATAACCGGCGTCGCAGTGCAAGGCAGGCGGGACAAGGTTTTGCTCAGCCCATCGCGGCCCTCGGATAATAAATGACATTCCCCATCGACCACGTCTACCTCAACGGGAACGTTCTCGTTGGGGCTGTCAGACGCTACGAGGCGAAGGCTTCGATCACCGAGTCTGACAATGGTCGAGTTGATGCGACCCCGAGGTGGCCGCGCCGCCGCAGAAGCTGGGTCATAAGTTATGCTCTGGAAGATACAGACGAGGTGGAAAACCTCTTCGATGTAAATGGAACCGAGGCCGGGTTCCTGTTCATCGCAGTGAGTCCGAATGACGCCTCTCAATCCGACTACGTCGCAGAAGATCAGTTTATTGGCGATGGAGACGGCGTAGAAACTCAGTTCCAGCTATCGGTGACGTCGGCAACGTACAACACGTCTAACTCCCCGCCCTCCATAGCCAGATCCGTAACCCGAGATCACAAATATCCAATCGCAGGCACCGTTGTCGTTTATCTGAACGGCACTCCTACCGTAGCATTTACCGTCAACACATCAACCGGGATTGTGACAATGACATCACCTCCCGCAAATGGCGTTGAAGTCACAGCGGACTTTCACTTTGCTTACCCAGTCAGATTCGTATCTGAAACCCTCGATGTAACCCTTGGTGCAAATCATAAGGAGATTCGCTCGATTACGATCGAAGAAGTGTTCGAAGCATAAATATGAGAACATTTTCGTTCAGTTTGATCAACGCCAGACTGGCGTATCTAATAACGATTACTCGCAGCGATGAAGTTGTAATTCGCGTCACGTCGGATACGCATTCCGTATCGATTACCGATAGCAATTCGCCGGATGTGATCACGACATGGATTGCATTAGCCGGGATTGAACTCGGGGATCTGACCGATACCAACGACGGCACAGTATCCAATTTGACATTAAAGGTTGGCACCGAATCCGACGGCACCTTCGATCCATATGAAATCGACCTCGGTCTATACGAGGACGCGCATGTACTGATTGAAATCACCGATGCCGCGAATCCAGTTTCCAAGGATTTTGAGTTTGAGGGAAAGCTAAACGGCGATGCCACCTATGATCTGGAAGGCAACGCTTCGTTCGAGGTCTTGAATCTCTACGGTACGCCTCGGGATATCTTTGTTCGCAAATACACCATCGAGGATAATGTAGACTTCGGAGATCCGCGCCGCTCCAAAGTCCCGACGTTTCCGAGCATTGATCCAACCAGCGATGATTTGCACGACGTTGAGAGGACTGAAACGCTGGCTGTCGGCGACCGGCGACGGTTCAGATACGCAGGCGCGGGAAATCCCTCTGACTACCACAATGTTTATCTGGAAGTAACCGGTATCACGACGGGTATCACGGCTGGCTCTGCTCCGGCATTCACCGATGGCGTGGGTGACGTCATCGTAGATGGAGGCGTGACGTTCACGGTGCGGAATGCTTATGCAAGGGCGTTCCAGGTCGCATCTCTTATCGACACGCGGCACATCACAATCACCGTTACCGAACCACGCGCGACTGACGAGACGTGGTATGCGCCGGGGCGGCTGATTATGCGAACCGGCTTCTGCAAAAATAGAGTGTCGGTCATCGATGCGTGGGACGGCATCAGCCAGATCGATTTGGTTGAACCGTTCGGCAATCTTCTCACGGTTGGCGATTGGGGCGAGATCGCGCCGGACTATGATCAGACGCTGGAGATGGAGGACAGCAAATACAACAACTCCAACAATTATCGCGGCTTCCCGCATTTGACCGGCGCCAAGATTGCGACATCGACCTTTATTCCGGGGACCACTGTTGTTCCTGGGCCAACTGACGACCCGCCGTCCGATGAAGGTGGAGGAAGTGGAAGCGGCGGCGGCGGGTTAGCGGTTGAGTTTGAGGCTGGGGACGCCTGATGAGCTGGCAAGGCTTTCTGGATCAGCAGGGGTCATATCTTGAAGCCCACGCTCATAGCCCCTGGAATTACCCTCTATCCGCACCCGCTGTCTTAACCGACACAGCAAAGACCGTCGTAACCGGAACTGAAACCGACGACAAATTTACGCAGCAGATCATCGGGCATGACATTCCGATATTCGTCGGCGGTCAGGCGTTGATGGGGAATCGGATTTACGAAGGTCCGTTCTATTACACGGAAGACGACGTTAATCTCGTCGATATGATCGTTGGCTGTGCCGTGACGGCGACGCCAAGCGCGACGCGGACCATAGATTATCTGAGTCTCAACGGCACGAAATCCGCCACCTCACCGGATGGCGGGACGACGTGGGCCGGAATAGGACCAGCGTTTGCCGGACTTGAAATCAGCGTCAGGACCGGGACTGAGGATCAGTTACCGTTCGCGTCAAGTATCTCACGATATGGCTCCAAGGCCGTGCCGTATCGTTCGCATATTTGCGCCGAGATCAAGAAAATTCCGCTCTCGGTCTTCAACAATCAATATCCGTTTGTCTCGCTTCCCGTATTCGAATCCGAGTACATCACCCGCAACAACGCCTTGGCGGCGCTAGCTAGATACTCCCGCTATGATGATAGCGAATTCGAGTTCTCCGTAAGCGGTAGAGATCAATTCTGGATTGTCGCGCAGCAAAGCGACTTTATCGGATATCTGCAACAGCTTCGAAAGATACTCCGCAACTGGAATATCACCACCACCGACAAACTGCGTGTATTTGAAAATGACTCATCTGCCGGGGTCAATGCGGTGCTTACGCGAAGCAACGCGTTTAACTTCAAATTCACGCGCGGCGACCCGCTCGCGATACCTCGCCAGCGCTCTTACAGTTTTATCGATATCGAGCGCGACAACGATTTCAATGCTGTGACGGCGACGCGGGAGCGCTTCCCGGTTCCTCTGACGTCATCCCAAAACACGGAGACCATCGAGCTTCCCATCGGGACAACGGCGACGTTGGCGAAAGCTGACGTGAATAGGTCGCTTCTGATCGACGATATCGCGCGAAGCCGGATGGCCTGCACGGTTAATTCGTCGCTCTACGGCGTTCAGCCCGGAGACATTGCATCATTCGATGACGACCCGAACATTTCGTTTCTTGGCCGGGTGGTTTCGGCGGCGAGAAATACCGCTGATTTCACCGTCGATATCGCGTGCGAGAAGATCGATTACTTCACGTTCAATATCCGTCCGGTAATCACTTCCGGCAGCGGTGCGACTGCATCCTATACGATAGATGAGAATACAACGTCAGTTGCCACACTGACGGCGACGGATGCCGATGGCGATACCATTACATGGTCGATCGACGACGGCGCAGATGGGGCGTTCTTCACGATCAATCCGTCTACCGGCGCGCTCTCGTTTATCGATCCGCCAGACTACGAAACGCCGATCGATGCAGACAGCGACAACGATTACATCGTGATCGTGCAGGCATCGGACGGCGCGCTGGTTGATACGCAAACCATCACGGTAACGGTTGCGAACGTCGTTATTGAAAGTGGTTCTGCGCCGATAACGACAGAGGGTGGAGAAGACCTCTTGGCTGAGGACGATGACACACTTCTAACGGAAGGCTAAAAAGTAGATGCCGAAGATTTCCGATCTTACCACGATAACCGGAGCTGGCGTTGCCGCGGGTGATTTGTGGCCGGTTGTTGATGTGAGCGCGAACGAAACCAAGAAAATAACAACTACTGAAAAAAAGATAGCGATGGGGCTCTCGTCCTACCTGCCGCTCGCAGGCGGCACCATGACGGGCGCGATTACGTTATCGGGTGACCCTGCGAGTTCATTGCAAGCAGCCACTAAGCAATATGTGGATGGCATCGCCACGAACTTGGGCAAGCGCCAGACGGTTCGAGCCGCCACCACGGCCAATATCGTCATCGCCAGCGCGCTCAATAGCGGTGACGTGATCGACGGCGTGACGCTGGCGACCAGCGATCTGGTGCTGGTCAAGAACCAATCGACACCAGCCCAGAACGGCATCTATGTGGTCGATGTTTCTCCGACCCGCTCGGTTGAATTCGATACCTTCGACGAACATCCAGGCGCGCTGGTCGCCGTCCAGGAGGGTACTGCCAATGCCGAGAGCATCTGGCTCTGCACATCGAACGTGGGCGGCACGCTCAACACCACACCTATCGTATTCAGCGCGTCATCCACCTCTGGCGCGTTGCTGGCGGCTACTGCCACCCTATCAGTTCTAAACGACGTAAACATAACTGAGGGAGCGGGAATCGATGGCTACTCTCTGACGTGGAATAATGCGACATCGAAATGGATCGCGACTCTTGCCGCTGGTTCAACGTATTCGGCCGGTACCGGTCTTATCCTAACCGGAACGACATTCTCGGTTGACGCTGATTTGGCAGCTTTAGCTGCAAATTCAACGAACGGCCTATGGGCACATACCGGATCGGGAACGGGATCAGCCCGCACCCTCACAGCAGGGAATGGAATCTCTATTGCCAATGGCGATGGAGTCTCGGGAAACCCGACCGTTTCGGCCGACATCAACAAGCAGACCATCTGGATTCCAGCCAGCGCAATGACCCCGCGCACCACCAGTGGCGCTGCGTCCGGCACCGCCGAGATGACAACCAACAAGAACATGGTTGCGACGCTGGACTTCGATAGCTCAACGCAGGAGTTTTCCCAGTTCGATATCGCTATGCCAAAGAGCTGGAACGAGGGCACCATTACCTTCATCCCATATTGGTCGCATGCGGCGACGACCACTAATTTCGGAGTGGTGTGGGGCGTAGATGCAATTGCAATATCCGATGACGACACCATGGATGTGGCCTTCGGCACCGCGCAGACCTCGACCGATACCGGCGGCACCACCAATGATCTTTATGTCGCCCCCGAAAGTTCGGCGGTCACCGTCGCGGGCTCACCCGCGGCCGGCGACCTGGTTCAGTTCCGGATTCATCGCAACCCGGCTGACGGCTCAGACACCATGGCCATCGATGCGCGGCTGCACGGCGTCAAGATCCTCTATGTCATCGATGCGCTGAAGGACGATTGATCCAAATGCTGATGGTCAATCAGTTAACGGGCTTTGGCGCGCGCCGGGTGGCCGCCGGCGGTGGTGGCTATACGCCGCCGCCAGGTACCGGCTGGATCGGATTATGGGACGCGAGCGTGTTGGCAGGCCTCACGCTTTCTGGTTCAAACATCACAGCCGTTGCAGACCAAAGCGGTACCGGGAATGATATGGGGCCGTATTCGACGGCACCAACATATAATGCGACAGGATTCAATACCTCGTATCCCGCGATGATCTTTGCGTCATCCACAGGGCTTAAAAAATCCAGTTTTGCGTTTGGTACTGGAAATACACTTACGGTGTTCTTTGTCGGCACAATGAACAGCGGCACCACAGCTTTTGGCCGTGCCATCTCGTATTTCGCGGGTGGGGCTAACGACGCTGATAACAACGCTTCGTTCTTGTTAAGCCGCGACAATACAAATAACGGTGTCACGCTGTACCGAAACGGAAATCAGGCGATACGAGCCATGACTACTGGCACTCCGCATCGCGTTATCGCTACAATAAGTTCAAGCGGCGTTGAGACAATCTACGTTGACGGCGTGGCCACAACCGGGGCAACTTTGAACGCGGCTTTTGGTGCATCAGGAACTCTGGCCATTGGTTTGGCAGCATTTGGAATAACGTCAGCATGGGATGGCGCCATATCAGACGTTGGCATAGCTACGGTATTCACCAATTCGACGGATGTTGCCAGCTTGGACTCATATCTTCAAACCAAATGGGGACTGTGAGCGCTTTAGTCTTTGGCGCGCAACGCGACCATATACTCGCGCAGAGTTCGTGGCTCATGCTGATCGGACAATCCGGTCCTGATCATTTCATTGGCGTTTGGTAAATATGCCGTGCCGAACAGCCAATCGAAAACAGGATATAAGCCTGCGAAGTTCCGGTGCATGTGACGCTCGTCAAGCGAGTGATGCACGCGATGGTATTGTGGGCTAGCGAAAATTTTTCCTATAATTCCGAAGGCTGGTACCGCCACATCGGCGTGGATGAATTGACCCCACATTTGAACCATTACGCCGATGAATGCCGCCTCCGGCACCCTGACATTGATAAGCATCGCTAGCGGCAAAATTATCAGCGGCAGCCGGATAATTCCCTCTGCCCAATGATGATGACAATTGGCTGCGTTTAGTTCCTCGATCGAATGATGAACAGCATGGAAGCGCCAAAGCAGTGGCGCGCGATGCTGCAGTCTATGAAACCAATAATAGCAGCCATCATAAATAAACGACGGGATCAGGGCCAACACGATTACCAAGATCGCGTGAATCGCTGCACCGAACGATTCACCCCACGCTGTCATATCCAATTCGAACAGCGGCCGGATTCCAAGACGGCCCATCCAGTATTTGGCAAGCATCACAGCACCGGACCATGCGGCAAGAAATATTGCCCAGAACAGGATGCCGCGAATTCGTCCTGACAGAGAATGCCTGCCCTCGAAAGGGGCGCATATAAGCGCAACGGCAATAAATAGCGCCAGTACCACCGCCCATTGTGAAAACCATTCAGCCACCGTGCCGCCTCCCGAAAGGGCGTGAGCGTACCACCACAACCCCACAGCGAGCAAGCCATGACCGATCTGAATGCGCTGAAACACGCGAAGGCGAGATTTGAATAGATGGGCTATTTACAGATAGCGGAATCGTCTCTTCCGAATTTCACGAAGGCTATAATTTCTATATGGTTTCGGATTCCGGCTGCGACGCTGGATGCCGTGTCGGCTCTGACTGACGATCCGGGCGGAGAATCTTCTGACGGCTATGAAGGTGCGTGCTTCAGTCCACCTCTCTATAAGATTATTCCGTTAATTACATTTGGCTCTTTGGAGACCGGTATTGGTGATGCCGTCGGCGTTCAGGTGCAACCGAGTTTTATCGGCATCGACTGCGCGCTTTTAGATGATGGCAGACCTGTTTTTATCAACGGAAAGATATCTCCAACCTTAGCCGTTAATTTGCAGACTCCAATTTATTGTTCATTCAACAAAACTCCACAAGATCCCGATCTGGAACAAAGGGCCGAATGCTACTATATGGGAGGGGCAGGACCGGGCCAATTTCTGACAGTCACACCCGAGGTATTGCATCATGCGCTGATCTCGTTTGATATCTCTCCAACGTGCAGCATAACATGGTCAAATGCCAATCGACCTACGGATAACGTTATTTCTCCAGGTCCGACTTTTTCATGGGCCTTTGACGACGTTGGGATGGTAGGGCCTTCGATGAATCCCGCCGGCGGTGGCGTGGCGGCTCCATCTGCAGATCCTATCGCCGACAATTATATCATCCCTCAGGGGCTCTTCGGAATAGTGGCTGCTGGCGATACGACCTCGTTTCCCATCGAGGATTCCACCGACTTCGTGGTGACTGTCAGCGGCTCTGTCATTGCCTCTAACGGCAATCCAATTGGAATCCCGACCAGCAGCCAGTTTGTCTTAAAGGTTTACAACGTCGTGGAGGGCGAGCTGCAAATCTTTACCGGGATTTCTGCCAACGCCAGCAGCGAGGATATTCGCCGCCTCTTCATCGATGCGGAAGGTCGCCCCGTCGATCCAGCAGTAGCGCAAGCAGAACTAGGGCAGGCCCCGGATATCTTGCTGCACGGGAGTAGCAATTGGAAGGTGGGCAACAACACCGGCAGTCTAGGAGTTAACTTCACCAAGACGGGCACCATCAACACATACGGAACAGCCCTAGACATTACTCCTTAAGTGGCGGACCTACCTTGGCCCTTCGGCCCCCTTGCTGAATCCCGAAACGCGCTCAACAGAATACGTAGTCGGCTTCGGAAGGTCTTTGTCGGGGCGCTCGCAGCCGAACTCAGTACAATAGACCGCCACGTAACCAGCGTTTAGATCATCGTTCTTGCTGCCGCCGTAGAACTTGACGATGTGTCCCGGCTCCGGGGCAACGACGATATCCACGTTATAAACTAGCTTGCCTGTTGGGTCGCGAACGAACATCCGCGTTGTGCCGGATGTGATAGGCGAGATTGTGAATTGCCTGTCACTCTGCGGGACGCTTTGTACGACATCCCCTGGCGCGAAATAAATCTGTCCGATCGGGTCTTTGAACTCAAATGCCTTGGCCTGACCGACGCTGAGTTGGATTAGTCCCTCTGATTCGATCTCCTGGGGCTGCGCCCATGCGGGACCGGCAAGCAATAACAATACGAAAACCAATCGTTTCATTTGAAAGACTCCCCTCGAAAGGGAGTGAGCCTACCACCACAACCCCACCACGAAAAGAGAACGAAACATGACTGGCCTCGACTCGGCAGGGTTAATGATATGCCCGTGCTGCGGTTCTCATGTCATGCCCGATCGCCTGCTGGTCGACCTGAATTCAAATACGGTCGCCTATGGCGGATCGGTCGTTTCCTGCCGTCCTGCAGCCGTGACTGAACTTCTTTACGTCCTGAATTCGTGCTCGCCAAGGATGGCCCGATACGCCGAGCTGCGTTACGGCGTGTGGGGTTACTGCGAACCGGAAGGCTGGCTTGCCTGTATCCGGACTTATGTCTCATGGGCCAGGCGCATCGTTAAACAGCTAGGCGTGCGAATCGATCTGGTTGATGCGCGCGGCTACCGGCTGGTGATGCCGTGACCGATCTCAACTTCGCCGGCTATCGATCATTGAATGCATCGATAGGTGATCCGTATCGGAAGAAATGGGATGCGGTGCGGGGGTTGCTGGATCTTCCAACGGCCGAGACAGCTACGCATGCCTACTGCGAATTGCCGGGGACAACGCTTGCGGAAATCGCCAGGTGCAATTCCGCGCTCAACCACACAATCGTTTACACGCCAGAGCCGGACAGCGTTGATGTCTGGCAGACGCCAGCGCAAACCCTGTCGCTCAATCGGGGCGACTGCGAAGACTGCGCCATTCTGAAATACGCGCTGCTGACGAAAGCTGGGATTCCAGCTCGCGTCGTCATCGGCGAGATTAAGAACATCCTCGCCAACCAGCCCCATGCGTGGTGTGCAGCGTTTCTCGATGGAGAATGGCGAGCACTCGACAACAAGTTCGATAAAATCATCAAGATCGAAGATTATATGAACTGGCTTCCGATGGCTGCGATGCACGATGACAAGGTTGTGCGGTTCGGGCGCGAGTTTGTCATGGATGAGATGATCGGAAGCCGGCATGGCTAACGAGATCACGCTATCCGTCGGCGCCAGCGCAGAACCTGACACTTGCGGGTCGTGCAAGTTCTTCGAGCGCAAGAACGACATCGAGTCCTATCGGATGTGCGGCTTCTGCAGGATAAAATTGCCCGCGAAAGTCGCCGATCAATAGGCCATCCGCAGCATCGACCCCAAGCAGAAAGACCGTGAATACACGGGCAACGAGGATCAGATAAAGGACACCGATCGTTGCGATCTGCATCGTCCGGACGGCAAGGTCTACATCGTGCAGCGGCGCGTTCCTTCAGAACGCTGACTCATCAGGAAAAATATCATGGCTGATCTGGTCGCGCTCAAGGCAGCGAATGCAAAACGCTGGGCTAACGCCAAGCTGACGCGCGGACCTGAGTTCGCGAAATACGCAGCCAAGGCAGTTGCAAACAAGGCGCGCTATCAGGACGTCGAGCGAAGATGCGGAGTTCATTGGTGCTTTGTCGCTGTCTCCCATTATCGCGAATCGACGATGGACTTCGCTAGGCAGCTAGGTCAGGGAGATCCTTTGGATAGCGTCTCAACCCATGTCCCGGCAGGGCGCGGACCATTCCTCGGCGCCAAGGGATTTGAGGATTGCGCTGTTGATGCGCTGGTGAATTGCGCTCCCTATGCCGCACGTAACAAGGACTGGACGATCGCGGGGATGCTGACGCTCCTCGAGAAATATAACGGTTTGGCGTATGCCAATGCTGGCAGACCCTCACCTTACGTCTGGAGCGGCACCGATCAATACACGATCGGCAAGGTGACATTCGATCATGGCCCGATCGAACCCGTAGTAGACAAGCAGCTAGGGTGCGCTGGACTGATCCTTGCGATCATGGCGCTGGACCCGACGGTGAAGTTCGACGTTGCGCCGCTGAACAAACCTGATCTTCCGCCAGCACCTCCTGCGCTCGACGCGGCATGGCTACAGGCGTCACTCAATAAACTTGGCGCAACGCCTATCCTGGCTGTCGATGGGATCTACGGTGCAGGCACCCGTGGCGCGGTCCGCGCGTTTCAGGCGAGCAAGGGGCTGATCGTCGATGGTCTGGTGGGACCGGCCACCATTGCGGCGCTTAAGGTCGCTCTACCTCCTCCAAACCCAACCCCGGTACATCCCGTGGCCAAGCCCAGTTTTTGGGCGTCCATATTCCAGAGGAAATCGTAATGATCAATAGTGTCAAAAACTGGTTTTGGCGAAGTGAGACGATTGCTTGGGCTCGGCTTCAAATATTATTTGGTGTCGTCTGGGGCGTCGTTTCGGTAGCTGACCTTTCGCCCCTTCTATCCGGCAAGTGGCTAACGATTTGGCTGATCTTCAACGGCATCGTGACCGAGTTCCTGCGGAGACACAGGGCCGTACAGGAGACCGTAATGGTCCCTGAAACGGCCAAGGATGGTTCGGTGGAATCTGTTCCAAAATCCTTCCTCGCCTCACCACCGCCGGGGCCGTAGCATGTGGAGTTTCCTCGCTAGTCTTTTCACGGGCGGTCTAGGCGCTCTGTTCGGTGTGTTCGGCAAGACAATCACCGACATTCACGCCGACAACACCACGCGATTCAAAAATGAGGGCGACGCTGGCAACAGGCTTGCAGATACCACGGTACGTGGCTCAACGGAATCTGGAGCCCAGCGCGCAGACGTACAAAAGAGCCAAGGCGCGTGGGGTCCGTTCGGACTCGCCGGATTCATCATCGCGATGATGTTTGCTTTCCACGTTAGCATGGTGGTGATGGACTCAACCCCCTGGCATCTGGTCCCGACAATGAAATGGTACGTGCTGCCGTGGCTGGAGTGGCAGGCGCATACAGTTGGGACGTGGAAGGTGGCGTTGCTGCCGGGCAAGTTCGAAGAGACGGAACACGCGATCCTGCAGGCGCTGTTCTATGTAGGGCCTCCGTCGGCCGCGCTAGTGATAGCAGCTAAGGCGTTTCGCCGATGACGGCACGAAAGAAAGCACCTGCGCGTCGTCGACGGCATCCGGTCACGAAGCAGGAGTTGCAAGAGAACAACCCGTCTATCGCAGAGGCCGTGACCAGCAGGCTCGCGCCGTTCTACAAGTTGGCAATTACCATCACCGCATTGGCTGGCGCGGCCTATGTGTTCATTCAGGTTTACTCGTGGGCAGGCGGACGGTGGATGGTGAGTGACTACACGCTCGATCACGCCATCACCAACGTCAAGACAGAGGTGAACGCCAAGATCGTCGACACCAAAGACGAAGTGGTCAGGAACCAGAACGTCATCAAGGGAGAGATCACAGGTAGCCTCGGCGAGCTGAACAAGACTCTCAACAGCGTGGCCAAGAGCCAGACCATGGCAACCATGGATCAGGTGGACATGCAGATGCGGCTCGCGTTCACGCAGAAGCAGACGTTGCAGGGGCAGTTGTCCGTGGTCAATCAGGCGCTGGTCAAGGACCCGAACGACCAACTCGCGCTCACACGCAAGATGCAGCTTGAGGACTTCATCAAGCAGAACGATACCTACATGCAAGACGCGCAGCAGAAGATGACTAGGCTGCGTAGTGGGCAGTAATTGAAATCGGCCCAGCTTGGCGCTTGCGACGTCAAGCCGGACCTAACCACGATCACCCCAGGAGGATGACCATGGCTGAACCAAACAAAATCATAAGTCCCCGGATGGGGCGCGTTCATTTTTGCTCTATGGTTAATTGAAGACTACTGGAATGCAAGGACCGGACTTAGAGAGTTTCGATCCGAACAATCCCTACACGGCAATCGCGCTGTTGGGGATGCGGGTTACCAACCTTGGTAAAGAAAAAGAGGCCATTGAAAAAGCCTTGGCTGAGGAGCGTGTCGAGCGCGCCAAACTCGAGAAGCGCGTTTCCAAGATGGAGAACTCATACCAGCGCGGCGCGGGCATTCTTATTGGTCTGTCATTCCTTGGTGCGATCGGCGGGTTTCTGGCGGCATACGGCAAGGCAATCTTCAAGCCGTGGACTGGCCCATGACAAAAATATGGCTTGAACTGAGATGGCAGATCGTCATCGGATTGTGGCTCGCCACTATCTTCGGCGGCGGCGCTTTCATGTTCGCGGACAACACACCGCCTTATGAGTACGACGCCGAACAGAGTTATATCGTGCCTTCAACGGCACATGATGGCGAACAAATCACCGTCATGTGGAAGCTGAAGAAAATCAACCGCATCTGCCCTGGCTCCAACCATCGCGTTCTGTTCGATCCAAAAACACGCGTCATCCTAGCGAGCTACGATCCGACTCCCGCGGCCGTCTCCGAGAGCATCATAGACGGTTATCTGAACCGGACATTTTTGCTGCCGCGCGGCGCATTACCGGAAGGCGCGATCGGGTACAGGGCCAACGTCTGCTACGTCTGCAATCCGCTGCAGCGGCTATTTCCACTGTGCGTCACGACGCCTGAATTGTTTTTTAGGCTTGAATAAATAGGGAGGGCTCGGCGACATGAGTAGGGAAATTGATTGATCCAAAGCACACCGGCCATATCATCAAGACCGATCCGGATCCGACTGAGGCGGTAAAAGAAGCGCTGACGCTTGCGATAAAGAACCTAGACGACAAGCTGACCCAACGCTTCGATCTCAATGATCGAGCCATCGCACTGGCCAGAGAAGAAGTGAAGACGGCCACCGCCGAGTTGGCCAAGTCTCAGGCGGACGCGCTAAGTGCGGCACTCAAGACCACCAACGACGCCAACACCAAGCTTACGGACAGCTTCAAGAGTGACAGCGCGGCTACCAACGAGAAGATTGATCGCGTCATAGACCGCATCAACATCTGGACCGGCCGCGACAGCGCCGTCGTCGATAGCAAGCAAGAGCGCACGACCGACAAGGGCCAGACATTAGTTTTGATTTCCGTATTGATAGCGTTGGCTGGCCTGGCGTTCGGCGTCGTGACGGCGATTATTTCTCGCGGACACTGACGTCCGTGCAGTTCAAAAGGCATAGAAAATGTCACTCGGAACAATCATCTGGATTGCTGTCGCAATCTATTTTGCAGTCGCCGTCATCGTGTTCATCTTCAATCTGAACATCGGTCCGGTGACACCCGGACTCGCACTCATGCGCGGCCTGCTGTGGCCGTTCACGCTGATGGGAATGATCCCCGGCGAGCGAATGCGGATGGACTAACGAAACATCACAAAAACGGAGGGACACCCATCATGAGTGCAGGCGCGCTTTTACTCAGCTTTCTAAATCTATGCCTTACGATCGCGATCATAATCCTGGTCGCGTTCGTGATCCTGTGGGTTCTAACGAGTTTGTTCGGCATCACATTGGATGGCAACGTTCTGAAATGGGGCAAGATCGTCGTGGTGTTGCTCTGCCTGATCCCGATCGTGGCATGGCTGCTCTCGTTGATCGGAGGTGGTGTCGGCGTCGGCACCAATCATTTTCTTTGGCGGTGGTAGGATCGTCGATCCAAACTACCAGCATATAGAGCCGTTCAAGCCTGGTGTGTGCAAGGACTGCTGAGCCATGATCAAGATAGATGTCTACCATCATTTCCTGCCGGACAACGTGGTCCTGACCCGGCTTGATGTTATCGAACGGAAAACGGACCGCATACTTAGAAAGACGGAGACTATCATGCCAACACTTGAGGAACTGCAAGCCAAGGCCGACGCGACCCTCGCGTCCGTCACCGCGGAGACCGACATCGACAACGCAGTAGCCAAGGTGGTTACGGATCAGCGCCAGACCATCATTGATCTCAAGGCGCAGTTAGCAGCAGCGGGCACAGATCCCGTCAAGCTTCAAGCGTTGAGCGATACTCTCGATCACATTCTGACTCTGAACACGTCCAACACCCAGATCGTGTCGGATGCCGTTACGGCAGGAACTCCCGCAGCCTAAGCGCCACCGGGCGCATCACCCGCCCGGATTCGTCTGGATCGATATCGAATCCACTCGGCCAATACATCACCGACCATTGGTTTTACTTCTCCGCATTCCGCGCACTTGACGCGACCATCATTTGCGTTCCAATCCAGAACGTCGAGTTTGTGTCCTAACAACCAGCAAAAAATATTTGCGCATCTCGCATCCTCCAAATCATCTGCATCATATCACGAATCGAGACCCAATGCGTCACTGGCTAATCCCCGCGCTATTGGCCCTTGTCCTGATGGGTACGTGTATCAAGGCGAGAGCGGATGACCGTAACAATCCGTTCTCAGGTGCCCGCAGCATCGTCATCCACATGACGAAGGAATCTCCAGCGCGCCACACGCTTATGATGAGAATCAAGCACGGTTACAAAAAGCGCTGCCAGTAACCCCGTTCGCACCGGGTATCGTGCGACGTTTTCTCCCTAGACTTGGGGCCGCGTCATTTCCTTCGGGGAGCGTCGCGGCCTTTTTTCGTATTCGGTGCCAGAAGATGACCCCAGTGAAATACTCGCACTGGATCACCTCCGAACGCCGAAAGCTGATCCAGTTGCACCGCGACGGCAGGCCGACGCTGGCTGAACTGGACGCGGCGTTTCCGAGACATTCGCTGTATTCGATTCTGTCCACGGCGAAACAGCTCGGGCTCCGTCGTAACGTCACTTATCTCAACTGGCTGCGGATTGCGCATCAGCATTTTGCCAGACGTGAAGCGGAGATGATGGCGGGAAGATGATCCGCGCCCTTGTCCTAACCGTCGCTCTCCTCATCTCCTTCCCCGCGCAAGCCATTCCCTGCTGGATTGTGAAGGCGAGCTACGCGCCGTTTGCAAAGCAGGGCATCAAGGCTGCTGAGAAATGGGCGCGGGAGCAGGGCTATTCGGAGGAGACGATTAAAGAAGCCCGCAAATGCCTCAAGTGATCTGATACGGGTTTAGGGATCGAAGTGCGTTCTCTGCCTGATTGGCTTCATTTCTCGCCAGCTCTAGTTGGATGAACGCTTTCTTTCGCTCATCATAATCGACTGGCGTGTTCATCATTTCCAGCATTCGCACGCGCTCACGCTTCTCGAAGGCTTGCGCTGCTAAATCCTCAACTCCGGGCATTTCTAGCTCCTTGGTTAGAGACCAAAATAATCAACAAAATAGCACATCTTAGAGTGCAGTGGAAGCATGGGCGATGGGACAGGGGTATAGCGCTTCATACTTTCGAAGCCCGGCCTTGCGCATGAAAAACTCTCCGAAGGGGCCGCGCGGATAAGCTGTGCGGCTCAAGGGGCCATCGATTTCAATTCGGACACATCCGAAAAGATCGCCCATAGCCAGCCACCAACATTCCCAACTCGTTAGAAAATCATTCTCGGCGTTCATCTTATCCTCCAAAACGGAATCAACGGTCAGAAGTGCTCAGCTAGAATGGCAATACCTGGTCCGCTAATCGCAAACTTGGCGACGAACGTTTCGCCATCATCAGAAACAAACTTACGCCGAGCAAGGCCACGCCGAGCAAGGGCCGCAGCCGACTTTCCATAGCCCCGCCTGAACTCGCCGCGATGCTCGTCGAGAGCGACAAGTGTTCTTAACTGCGCATCAGTCACCTTCGTCATCCCCTATCTCCTCGATATCGAACACGTCAGAACAAATTCAACGGTCATTCGACGACCCGGTACGATTTGCATCGGTCGCTATCCTCACCAGCGGCGACTTTCCAGCACCCATTGTAGTCATCTGTGGTTGCGGTTGCCGGATCGTCTCGATCCAACCAAGCCCCGCAAGTTTCGCAGATCACCAGCATGTCATCAAACTCGACAAGTTGGACGAGGCGCTGATAGTCGGAAAGTGGGATAGTTATCGTCGTCACGTCACGCTCCCGGCTGTTGCGGCTCTGGATGCATTCTCTTAATCCGGTTCATGGTTTTTCGGCAGCCCTCGAACGATTTGAAAGGGCCGTGTTCCAGTCGATCCTTATCCACGACCTCGATTAGCCATTGTTCTCGTTCCCCCGTTTTTGGATTGCGCCTGATCTCATAATCGAATCGCCTTCTCATGTGCTCCCCTCCCTGTGATATCGAACACGTCGCAGTAAAATCAACGGCTTGTGACTGTCTGTGGAACAGGAGGGGCCGGCCGGGGCTCTGAAATCTTAAAACCGGCGTCTTTTGCCCAGCCTATAAAGCTGTCTGCCCATTCGCCATAGCCAAGTTCCCAGCCGCAAATTAGACGCAGCCGTTCGTGCGGCGTCATCTTATCAATGTAGTCATCGCGACTTGTATCCTCAGGTTCAAGCCCGAGGCGCTGGCGCATTTTGCCGATGTATTTTCTTTGTTCGTTCACGTTCACTCTCCTGTTCTCAGGTGGATGAATTAGTCATTTTTTTGCATCCTGAATTATCTCAATGGGTTAGGTTTGGGTTTTTCGGGACAGTTAGGCAGTACAAGTTCCTGATTTGCTTGGGTTACGTCCTAACAGCTCGTTAAGATTGATGAAAATAAAACCATTACATTTCAATGTGTTGGGCTCCCGGTTAGTCACTTCCAAATACGAATTAGTCAGTCGTTAAACGCTTTTTGTTCCCCATCGCATCCCGCGCCATCCGCCTTTGGTCCGCCGCCTCGGTATATCGCTGCACCTCGCGTAAAGACTTATGGCCGGATACGGACGCGATCTGATTGACGCTCTTTCCGGCCTCGGCCATTCGGCGCATCCCGGCTTTCCGTAGCCCGTGGCTGACACACTTGGCCGGCAACTCAGCTTTCTCGATTGCGTCGGCCATGAACCGGGTCAACCCGGCGCGCGTCATCGGCTTGCCGTCCGTGCGGGCGAACAGTGTCAATCCCCGCGCCGGGATAGCCGCTAATGCCCGCTGCATTTCCTCCACGAACGGCAGATACAATTCCTTCCCAGTCTTTTGCTGAATGACGTGCAGTTCCCCGGCCACAAGATCGGACCTGTGCATTTTGGCGACATCCCCGACTCTCTGGGTAGAGTAAAGCAACAGCGCATAGGCGAGGCGTTGGCGCGTTCCTAAGGGCCATTTAGCCTCAAAGGTTTGAAGCTCACCCTCGGTCCATGTGTGGTGCGTCCCGGTTTTGAACGGGTCGATTCCGATAATCGGATTTGCATCCACCCATCCCGCCTTAACCGCGTATTTATAGACCGCCTGCAAAACACGCTTGGTAAGGTTTGCCATTGCAGGCTTAGTCTCGCCAATATCAGCGATTAACTTGGCGGCTTGCCGATGGGTGATCTGGGCGGTTCGGTGCCCGTGGGTCTTGGCGATAGGCTCAAGCGCGGCGCGGTAGGTCTGTTTGCTAGATGCCTTTAGATTACGAAAAGCGCGCGAGGCGTAGAACTCGGTTATCAGCAGACCTAAACTCCCGCTGATTTTCAGGGTCGGGGCAGGTTTTTCGCCAAGCAATGCCTGATATGCCGCCATGAACTCGGCCGATCCCGGTTCGCCCGGCAGGGGGCCTCGCACCTCACCGCGCCTGAAATAGCGCCGTAGCTTGCCCGTGCGGTCGCGGTATTCGTTCACATACCTTAGCTTGAGAACTGCCATTGTCCGCCCCATCATGCGTCATCCCATGACGCTGCGACCGACAATTTCGGGCTGTCCATAGACCGGACCTCGTTTTCCCCGCTATCTACCGTAATGCTTCCGTCTGGCTTGACCGTCACGCTCTTAACCCTCAGGCCGGCGTTCTCCGCTGCCTTGACGGCACGGCGGACCTGGGCTTGCGTGAACGTGACAGCCCGGCTCATCGCGGCAACCGTTCCATGCTCAGCGGCCGGGTCATGGCTTGGCTCGGGGTGGGAGTTTCACTCATGTCAGTCCCATCCTTCGAAAACAGGATCGCCGATCTTCCGGCTGTCGGTCAGGCCGCATTTGCTGCAAACGCGGGTTTCCGCCGTGACGCGATATGACTTCTGTTGGCAGCATATGATTGCGCCGACATACTCGGAGAACTCGCGCGTCGTCGGCGGGTCAAACCAATGGAGGCACATTGCCTGCCGTATTTTTTCTCTCAGGCTCATGTCCCATCCCCAGCACGGCTGAGGGCGTCGCGACCGGCGGCATAGTCGAGTTCGGTGGGGTGGCATGGCAGGGTGTGCTTCTGCCCGTCAAAGCGCACCTTGACGTAGTGGCCCTGGCTCCTGTCCTCACGGGCTATGACGCCGCTCTTGCCGGTAACGGTGTGCGTCACGCGCTGCCCAACAACCGGATCAACATCGTAGGTTCGCCGGACATATTCGTATTGCGTCATGGCTTGCGCTTTCGCGGTGGCGACATGGTTATCTTCACGGGCAACCGATCTATGATCTTCATGAGTTCTTGTGCGGCCCATTGAACGGGATGTCCTTCACGCATCTCTTCGTCGCTTTCGATGTGCGTAACGTCGGTATCGCCCAGTGCGTCGTCCAACGCCAAATGAATTTTCAGAAGTTCAATTCGCGTCGCATGCGTCGTCATGGCTTGGGGCCTTCCTGTCTGCGATAGCCCGCGCGGTAAATACGCCACGCGGCCTCAAGAACCTCATTCAAGGCAATGTCGTCCGTTTCCGTCCACTGCGGAAAGATCAGATCGGCGATGGCTGCAACCTCAGTTGGTATCATGGCTTGGGGCCTTCCTGTGCCGGGGATCTGAGGGCATATTTGAGGGCAACGATTTGCCTGCCGATGTTTTCACAGGCTGCTCTATACTGTGGCCCAGTGTGTCCGTTCAAATGCTCGTCAATAATTCCAAGGCATTCGTAAAAGGCTTGCTCGCGCGCCTCGATCACCCCATCCCGATCAGTCTTTGCGGCGGAGAGGGCGAGCGCGACCGCAACTGAGAGAGCGTCAAGTGACAGGCCGGCGTAGTAAATGCGCTCCACGCCATCTGACGACACCGCAACCGTGCCCGCGCCTAAACTCTGACAAAATGTCCGAATGGCATTTGCGGCCGCTTCACGGATCGAATCTGGAGTGGTCATGGCGTTCGTCTTTCTGTTCCGGTGTTATCCGTCCATTCACTCAGGAGAAGCGCGCCGCAATTCGTGCAGTACGTTTCGTCAAGATCGGGATTTCCCGGTCGCTGGCCAACAATCGGAACGGTGATCGTCCGATATGGATGGCTATGGTGCGCGCACCATAATTGTTTGAGCCAGCGGAGCATCCGTTAACTCCCCTTCGCTGGAATGGATGACGGTTGCGGGGATGCAAGAGCGCTCATAGTAGCTTTGTGACGCTGGAATAAATCGTCACGCTGTCTATCCAGTTCGCCTGCTTTTCCGATTAGGTCAGGCTTGGCGTACCTCAGCAGTAGTGTAAGGGCACCCATGATCTCGATTTGGTTCTGCAATATGCAACGCTCTCGGTCGTCAGCCATCTACTTCACCTCCGACCCACGGGCCGATGACTGGAGTGCGGCATAATGTGTGACGCCACGCTCGCCACCATCGCGCAGATGGTTCACGCCGTTGGTGTTATCCAAAACCGTCCATGGGTAATTCGTACTGGCCCCGGCACCAAATGCCATGCTGGCAAGACCGTAATAACCGGCATAGATTGGGCCATCGGGCATTCGACGCAGCAGCACTTCGCGGCCGTCGCGCGCCGCGTCGTCGATCGGGCACCACTCCCCCGCCGCGTCCTGTGCTCCGGGCTGAAGGGCGGCTGGATCATGTTGAACCTTGTACGGATCAATTCCCCAAAGCGTCATGCAGTGCTCTAGGGGAAAATAAGCCGCGAATTTCATCTTTGTATCGTCAACCGCGCCCTCCTTGTGTAGGGCTTTGAGGTAATGCGTGATGCCATCCCATGCGGCCATGCTGACTTCGATTTTGCGCTGATCGCCGCAATAGGCCGTCTCCCTCCCCATTTCCCCGGAGGGTGCTGGGGAGCGGGTGTACCCAGCAGACAGCAGCCTGCTCGCAATGTGGGTTTCAACATCCGAGTAGTCGAAACCGCCAAGCTCGCGGCGAATGCGCTTCAGCTCATCCCCCAGCGCGCTTCCGGCATCTTTGTTGGATGGAGTCATGATGCTTGTGCTGCTTTACGAGCGCGGACGAGGGCTTGATATTGAACGCTATGACTACCCGCCGTGTTGTCTGTCGTAAAAGTTGCAGCCGGAGGACACTCGCAAGCGAGCATAAATCCGCCAGCATAATCCGGCTTGATGCGATACTCGCACCGGCAATAAGGACAGTCTCCAATAGGAAACGGCATTCTCATTCTCCTATGCGGGGGCCTTCAAGGATTGCGCAGCGTGAACACGGTCCTCTAGCGGCTCGCCAGAGAATGTGTCGGCCCATAGCTTTAAGACGTGCCGCGCTTGAACAATTCCGAGGTCTGGATATTCGGCCGCCAGATATGGCGCGGCACCGAACATATTTGTTGCTCCAGACGATCGAAGATCGTCCAGATATTCGAAATAGTCGCACATGTTATAAAAGCTGAATTTCATCACGTTCGCCTCTCTATCGGCCGGCCGGCAACACCATATTTCAGGCGAAGATCGTTCAGCACTTCCTGTTCTCGGCCCATCATGAATTCACCCAACGTGAAGGGATAGGTGTTCCGTCAAAGCGTCTCCCTGGTATCGTGCGCCGCGGCCCCTTTAGGCCAAGATGCCTTGCACGCTTTTGGTAGACGCGAGACTTCAGGCCAACGTCCGATTTTGTTTTGACTCCATGACAAAGGTCGCAGAGTGTTTGTAGGTTGAATTCAGCGTGACGCCCGTCGTTGATCAAAGCAACGATATGGTCGAACTCCGGCTTATTGATTCCATCCAGTTTGCGGCGACACTGCTGGCAGCGCTCGTCACAACGCTTAAATATTCTATCCTTGACGTGCGGCGGGATGCGCGCGTCGTCATGTTTCGCCACCCATTCCTGGACCGTGCGACTCATTGTTTCCTCGACATAGGTGCTGGCGGCGCCGGGCGCGGATACGGTTTCTGTTCATCACAGGTCCATTCGCCGTCTTGCGGCGGCATCTGCTGATCGAGAATGCAATTCGGTCGGACGCCGAAGAATCGCTGGATACGATTCTGATCGTGCAAAATTCGACAGGCTCGATAGTTATCGAGATGCTGGCAGTTAGGTCGACCTAGCCACACCATTACGCCACCCCCCATTGCAGCCACTTCCACACCCAGCCGAAACCAATGGCGAGCGCTGGCAAAATGAAGCCGTAGGCCGCAACGTTGCCGATGTAATTTGCGATCGGATCGCCTTCTTCTTTCGGATGCTTTCGGTGCGGCAATATCAAAGCCAGCACCATCATCATCCCCACGGTGAAATAGATTGACGGCGCGGGAATGTTGGTGACCGGAGATACAAACCATCCCCACAGGACGATAATTGCGTAGGCTCGCCACATCGCAACAAACGGCCAAACAACGAGCGCGAGCAGCAATACGGTTAACTCCGCCATCAGAACGCCCTCCTTCGAAACGGATATTGCCGCTCCCATGCGTCCTTGATTTCCCGCGCCTGCTCCGATGTTAACGGGCCTCCCTTGATATGAAGAACGCCGTCGTTAACGAAAGTCCGCCTCAACAGCCTCTCAACTGGATCCTCCCGGTCTCGTGTCCACGCCCATACGATGACGCCACCGCCAATAGCGGCGATGAGAATGAGAGCGAAGACCAGCACGAATTCCATTTCAGCCCTCGCTCATTATTTTCCAGATGCGATCCAGATCGCGTCCGAATTCCTGTGACCGTTCCCATGCGGTTAACGAGTCGACATTCCTTCGGCGTTCGTCCGAATAAAAATTCAGAATTGCACGAGCGCGTAACTCAGGTGTCGTAAGTCCTGGCATCGAGCGCCCTGACGCTTCTGCGCCATTGACGCGGGGGAATTGGATGACGTTCGTCATGCCGTCTCTCCATAACGCCTGCTCTCATGAACCTTCCGGCCCGCATTTTGAATCCGAGAATTGATGCTGATGCAGACGCGCGTCAGCCGCTCCCATATTGCGCGTTCGTCATCGGTCCAGTCCCCGTCATCCGGTAGCGCAAGCGGGTAGGTGAGGAATTTCAAACGGCGCTGCAGCCAGTCCGGCATCACGGCTAGGACGAAGCGTCCTTCGCTCTCGGGTTGGATGATTGAATTTCCGGAGCCGAAGAAGTGATGCTCGCTCGATCCGGGACGTCCAACCTTGATGGTTCGTGCATTGGGACGATCGTCCGGCAGTTTTACCGCAAGCACACAGACGTAGCCGCAGGATTTGTAGGAGCGGTAATCGAAGTCAGTCCGCGGATCCTTGGCCGGAGTCGGTATCAGTGGCTTGCGCTTGTTGAGGGAACTAAAAAGCTCAACGCGACGGCGATAGTCCGATTCCATCTCGGTCGGTTCGCCGATCGCAGCGCGGCCGGCTTCCGTAATCCACGGACGTTCTATATCTAAAAATCTCAAATATCCGAGACGCTCCGCTTGACGCAGGATTTTCCAATGCTTCTGCACCTGTCCTGGGATGCAGATGAGGCCGTGGTTATGATTGGCGCCCGCGCGCAAAAGCTCGGCCATTTCTGGCGTCAGTTCATCGATGTCGGGCGCGCGTTGGGGCATTCAATCTTTCCCAAATCGGGGCATACCGCCCTTTTCAATCGTGGTTGGTGCAGGCGGCGGCGGAACGATTCGAGACTTCGTTGTCGCCGCATAATCAACTGTGTGCTCCGGCAACGGCTTTTCCACCGCTACGGAAATGACGTTGGTCTTTCCGAACAGCCGGATGTTTTTCACATACCTGTTGCCTGCGGTGATGATGACGTAGTCGTTCGTCAGCACTCGCGATTCGAGCTCGGCTCCGGTCTCCGGATCGGAGATCGTGACGCGAATGGGCTTTGGGTAATCGGTGGGCATTTAGACACTCCTCCGCCTTCCGTCGAGACAGTCGGAACGTGACCTGCGTCGCGCAGGAGTTTGCGCGCCAAGCTCCGGGCTTCATCCTGCTTGTTGCCGTTGCCGTGAGGCGTCCAAGCCGGCTTTTGTCCAGGCCCGTCGTATTCGAAACCCTCGTAGATTTCGGCGGCCCGTAGCTCCACCGGCTCATAGGAACGATTGTGATAAGCGTCCCATGCGGGCGGGATTACTCTTCTGACATCAACGCGAACGGCTTTCCATGCCGGGTCATCGTCCAAGATCGTTTGACATTCAGCGTCTTCAATTGCGTCATCGATGCTTCCGCACGCATGGGGCGTCTGCCCAAAGCCCTTCTCGGGGTGCCATGCCGCCCAACCCTGAAATGCGTCGCCCATCAGGCATTTCCCTTCATATCGAGACCAGCCAACCTCTGCTCCGCCAATCGCTCCCTGACTCGATCGACGATCAAATCCAGTACGATTTCATCGCCGCCCAACTTCACTGCGATCAACATCACGCCTAGAATTACCGACTCCAACAGAATGAGAACGTCAGTGAACTCGCCTCCAGCATCAAGCGGTGGCTTCACGATCTGACGGACGATCTCACCAGCGAGGCGGTTGTGGATTTCGGTTTGGTCGGTCACGCGACCCTCCGATCAAAGGCGACGTGGCTGCCATCGGGACAAACCATCTCAAGCTCATGGGGGACGCGCCGGCATTCCGCCTCGGCTTCCGCACGGGTATACTTTCCGGCGGTGATGCGGTCGGTCGTATAGCC